GAAGTTCTAGTGATGAACCTGCAGGTATGGGAGCATTGGTTACTAACTCTACGTTTTGGTTAGCTTCGTTGTTTGCTCCTGCTCTACTACTTGTGTCTGAACTGAGTGTGACGGTAGATGTAACTTGGCTTGTTGTTGTATTACCTAGTATCAGACCTAGTATAACGGTTGTTGTACTACCTGCTACAGTGTATATAACATCTGCTGACGTTACTCCTGCCTTTGTCACCACTTTAAATGTATTTGCCATGTTTCTCTCCTATATCAGCCTAAGGCTATGCTTAGTGCCGTGGCTTCGTTAGCTATAACTGTGTTTAAGGCTGTGCCGTTTACAGTAATTGCGTCTGCTTCAAGTGTACCGTCAATGTCGGCATCTCCACTTATATCTAAACTTGTAGCATCGACTTCACCTGCTACGGTGAGTACACCACTAGCGACTGTCATTAAGTCTGTATCGCCTGTGTGTCCAATGGTTGACCCATTGATTATAACATTATCCACTGTAAGGGTAGTCAGCGTTCCTAATGATGTTACATTTGCTTGTGCCGCAGTCTGCAGTGTACCAGATAATTGTGTTGCTGTCAACCTTCCTGTGCTTGGATTGTAAGTTAAATCTCCATCTGATTCTAATCCAATGTTACCACCGTCTACATCACCACCTGCTGTGAATATGATAGCGTTATCTTCATCTGTGTTTTCATTGTCACTAATGGTTACAGTTGTTGCAACGGCTGCAGTAGTTGCATTTGTAACTGTAGTACCTGCAATCACTGTTCCTAAAGCTGTACCGTTGACTGTTATAGCATCAGCTTCTAGTGTGCCATCAACATCTACGTCACCTGATATATCTAATTCAGTAGCTGTAAGTTTAGCTGTCTGTAAATCTTCAAAGCTAGAACCTAACTTTAATTCAAACTGTGGTCCTGTAGTGTTATAGGTAAATGTTGCATCATCGCCACTACCACCTTCTATTGTTATACCTGCACCGTTTATAACAGCAGAGGTAGTATTACCAGTGTCTAACACGATGTTGTGGTCGTTTAGATTTACAGTGGTTGAGTTTACTGTAGTTGTTGTCCCTGATACAGTTAAGTCACCTGTAACAGTCAGGTTGTCGTTTACTGTAGTTTCAGATGTTGTGTGACCAATAGATACTGGCACACCAGATGTAGCTGTACCTATTGTTATACCGTTGGATGTATTAGAGTTATCTATGTTTAAAGTAGATGTACTGTCTAATGATATGTTAGAACCGTCTACAACTAATGTGCCATCTATATCTGTATTATCTAAATTAGCTGTTCCGTCAACATCTATATTGCCACTAACGTCTAATGTTACTGCATCAACCTCCCCTGCTACGGTTACAACACCATTTGAAAGAGTAATTAAATCCGTGTCATCTGTATGACCAATAGTTGTACCGTTTATAAGAACGTCATCAATGTCAAGTGAGCCACCTGTAATAAGCCCTGTGGTTGTTATTGTAGATGAGCCTGTGTCTATTGTGCCAAAGCCAGAAGTAATGCTACCTGAGTTCAATGCACCAACAGTTGTAGCTGCAGTTGTAACAAGGTTAGGCATAGCTGTTATTTCATCATCAAGGTAGGCAGCTAAAGTTTGCACTGTGGTTTGTGCCATAGTGCCACCATGATTCATTACAATACCATGCCCATCAGATACGGTAGTTGTTCCTATAGATGTATTACCGTCAACTATATTAAGCTCTGTAGCAGTTGAATCAACAGCAGCTAGTTTTGTAAAGTCAGCTTGTACTAATCCTGATACACCATCTAGTAAATTTAACTCAGTAGCTGTGGCTGTTAGTGCTACGTTCTCATTTATCTTTGGTGAGGTTAGTGTTTTGTTTGTAAATGTTTGTGTACCTGCAAGTGTGGCTACAGTAGAGTCTATTGCAAAAGTAACAGCATTACCACTTCCACTTGTATCAATGCCTGTGCCACCTGTAAATGTGAGTGTCTCACTGTCCAAGTCAATACTTAATGCGCCACCACTATCAGCTTGAAAGTCTAAATCCTCTGCTGTTAGCTGTGTATCTACGTATGCTTTTACAGATTGTTGTGTTGGTACGAGAGTAGCACTATTAGAAGCCATGTTATCTTCGTCTACAAACGCTGTGATTGTTATTGCACCATCTGACAAACTACCATATGTAAGTGTTCCTGATACATCAGCATTACCATTCATATCTATAGTTGTGGCTGCAATCTGTACTTCTGTGTCAGCTACAATGTCAAGCTGTCCGTCTGTGCTAGAGTTGATGTATATAGCTGTGTCACGGAACTGTAGCTTCTCTGTAGACGCTACAAGTATGTCATCAGAGAACTCAAAATAGTCCTCATCTTCCATCCACTTGAGTACACCGTCTGATGTCTCACCGTCAAAGGTTACTGTTATATCTGTTCCTGCTGTCCCTGCACCAAAGGTAAGTGTGTTACCTAGTAGCTTTGTAATAGGACCACCTTCAGCAGATGTGCCGTCATGTGTGTGTCCTGATGATGATGCAAAGGCAGCTAATAACTGATTGAACTCGTCATTAGTGTGGGCTGCCGTGATAACATCACCGTCAGAGTATGAAGACTGTCTTGTATATGTTGCTCCCATTTACCTTCTTGCTCCTACTTGATATTCTAACTGAAAACCTTTTAGTGAATACGGTGCTGTTTCTCCACCGTCATTTACTCTTAGTGCTACTGCAAACCCTGAACCTTCTACGGACTGTCTAAACAGTGGCTGTGATGCACCACCATATGTACCCACAACAGAGGATGATGTGCCGTATGTTGTTGTACCATATATGGCTGCAATATCTTGTGAATCTAACTCATAGGCTGTAGGTCGTGCTGAGTCTTTAGATTCATAGTCATATCGTAAAAATAAATCTGCATCTATAGATGACTCAGGCTTAAAGTTTACTACCACACGTTGCATGTGCTTTCGTATACCTGCGTCACCAAACGTCATGTCAGGACTTCTGTACTTTGCTAATATAGCTGTACCATCAAAGGTATTACCTGATTCTTGTCTGTATACATAACCATTAGAATAATCACCATGTAAAACTATAACATCACCTGACTTTACAAAACTATCTGTAGATGCAGGTCTTATACCTCTTAGTTCTGAAAACTCAAATGTCTGTCCTTTTAGAACACAAGCTATACCTTTTGTGCTATTCTGTGCCACACTATCTTTTGTAAAAAATATTCTATACTGAGTTCTATCTGGTATAACAACACTTTGAAACTCAGATGCACTTGATAAGTTATCATCAAATATAGACTGCACATTAGAGCTAATCGTGCCAAGTTCAACGTCACCAATTCTTGCTGTACCTGCAACTGTTCTTAAACCATCAGGTCCTAAGAATATTAAGTCACCTGCAAATTCCTGTATTGTATTGCCGTTTATACAACCAATATCTCTGGTAACGGCAGATATGGCAAAGTCACTAGAACTACTGCCACTCAGTTTAAATATTCTGTTTTCACAAAAGATAAATAAATTATCACGGAAAACTTTTAGACCTGTTATAACATCATCTACTTTTATACTTCCTGCACCACTGCCACTACTAAAAGCATCTTCATCAAAAGGCTGACTAAATATTAAGGTCTGAGGTGTTGTAGATTTTCCTGCATAAAACATGTGACTTCTAAATGCTGTCACAAACTTAGAACCTGCTACATCACTATTGCTTACATCTGTTGCTGACATTGCTGAGTTAAAGAATGTAGGAGCATTTGCTCCGTCTACTACTATAAGCTTGTCATTACCATCAAAGTTATATCTTTCAAAAGCATATGTCCCTGCACTTGTTCTACCAGTATCTCTTTCTGTCCAACTAGAACCACCTGCTGTAGCACTAAATATCTTTTCACCTCTGGCTGCAACTACTAGATCACCGAATGTTGCTACCATCAAAACTTTTTCACTAGAAGAACTTGTTTGAGGTACAACAGCACTTACGTATTTACTAAAACCATTTATTCTTCTGTAACCACCTTCAATGTCAGGCTCAAAGTTTTGTAGTTCTAATGCTTCTCCGGGTTGCATCATAAATGTAGAACGATTTAAAACTAATCCACCTTGACAGTTAAATGCTGTAGGCTGTACTTGTGATAGATCAGGCATACTATAATACTCTTGGGTTTAAATCCAATACGTTTGTTGGTGTTCTTGGTATAAATGTTGAACGTATATACTCAAACTTGTTTACTAATAAGGTTTGCATATTCTTGATACCCTGTTCGTATCTTGCAAAGTTTAACTGATACTGTGCTGTTTCACCCCTGTACTGATATACAAAAGCTGTAGCTCCATCTATTATAACTGCATCAAAACGTGCAGGTATACTTGTTGTGTCATCGTGTGCTGATAAATCTGTTGGGAAAGTATAATAGTCAAATTTTACAGAATAAGACTTAGTAGGAAAAGGGTATAAAAGATAACCGTTGTCTGGAGATCTAACCACATGTCTAGGAACTCCTCCTTCTTCAAACTGTGCCACTTGCACTCCACTGGCATGGGCAGATGCTGTTGTGCCACTTGTTGCTCGTGTGACACCTGTAAGGGTTGTTGAAGAACCTACAGCAGTGTAGGTCATTATTTCATTTCCGACATGCACAGTACCTGCACTGTCGAATCCTGTTGTGCTTGCCACTGTTAGTGTGGTCACAGAATCTGTGTGAGTTTGACTTAATGTTGTGGTAACTATTTGATCTTCTTGTGTTATATAATTATTAACATAATCATTGTATTGTAATATACCTAATTTACCACCACTTGTACTCAAGTCATCATCTTTTATTAATCTAAACGTATTGTAATCCACATGTTTAGTTGATGTTGGCAGACTATATCTAACTGTACCTGCTGTTAACGTTTTAGTTTCTGTTGAATGATTAAATGGATACGAAAACTCTTTTTGATTTATATATCGTATAGATTCATTTACAGCGTTTTGTGCTTGCACCTGTATACCTCTAGCATTACTAAAGTTAGAAGAAGTTAGCTGTACTTCATTTAGTCTTGCTAGTGTATTGTTTGTAAGTGTTAGATATGTACCAGACATTTTATCCTCTTAGGATTGTTTTGTCATATCTAGTATGATGTTATATGTTTCCGTGTTAGCATGTCCAACAGTTGTAAATAATATATCGCCTGTTTTACCTGAACCTGCATTGTTTTGTAATCCACCAAAATGTGAGAAGTCATAATATCCTTCAGTGTCTAATAGTTTGTATGCTTCTACATTTGATGAAGCGTCCCAAAATATTTGTACTTTCATTCCATCATTTACAAAATGTATTTTATCTATTGTTGCACCAGTGCATGTAGCACCTTTTTCACCTGCAGTGAATGTGCTTACATCTACTTTCTTAACGGCACTTTCTCCTGTACCATCACTTACGTTAGTGAATTTCATAACTAATCTATAAGGTGTGTTAAGTATTGTTTGTGATGTGACTGTATCTGCCATTAGTATTCCTTTATGTTAAAATAGAGGGCAGGTCAATCCTGTTACACCTGCCCCCTAAGTTTTAATTTAGGCGAGTTGATCCCTATCAACTTCGTCTGCTAACTGCTTATGCTCACCATTACAGTCGATAACACAAGCATACACTCGTATTTTACCAACAGTAACATCTGCAGATCCTGCAATTAGTTTCACATCGATAGTGTCAGTTGAAGACTGAAACTGTGTGAATAGTGATGCAGCACCTGTAGTAACATCGTTAGCTTGTCCATTCGAACCTTCTGCAAGAAAGCCTGTTGAAGATACATCACCACCATCGATGATGTCATCACCTGCGGCAAAGTCAATATCCACAGTTGGTGATGTACCATCAAAAGCAGTAAGCACTTCTGCTCCTGCAAATAGAACTAGCACACCTGCAGGGATTTCAAGTAATTGAAAGATGTCCCCATCAGTACAAGAATAGTCAGTTATCTTAGAAATATCCAAGATACCCTCAACCATTCTCATAGCAGTTCCATTTCGGTTTGCTTGTAGAGCTACTATAGAGTCTGAACTAACTCCTGCAGTAGCTTTTGAGGTCATGTCAAAAGTAGCCATAGTTCAATACTCCTTAGAATTTAGATACATAAAAAGCACGAGTAAGTGCTTCAGGTCGTAATATTTTACGTCCATAGAGATGCATACCTCTAACAATGTCAGCAAAGCTGTCAGGGTCACGATATGTCTCTGTTTTGTTGATTTGCTCTGCAGTGGCTACTGCTGAACCATGTCCTGCAACAAGAACTCCGTAGTGTGATGATCCAGTAGCAGTTGCTCCTGTAGGACCATTACCCTTCGCAGGTAGGTTGTTAGACATGTACACTTTAAAGCCATGCAAGTTGCCAAAGATCATTCCATTTTTGAGTTCGTCCTTTGAAGAAACAAAGTCACCATTCATAATTCTGGAATCTTCGTCTTTTAGCAATTCAGCAAAGACTGGGTCGATTACAAGCCATCTTCCCTCTTTGTCAACAAACTGTTGGTCAAGTTTTCTTGACATTCTGTTGATGACAGCTAAAGGTGTAGCGTGAGCAGCTGTTGTATTAACACCGTCACCCTGTCCTCTTGGCTGAACAACAATAGAGTTGTTTGCTGAACCACCGTTAAAGTCAGCGGCATCAACTAGCATAGAACCAAGTAGTTCGTTAGAACCTGCAGTTGATACAGCCTTTGTACCGTTAACGGTAGTGTTGGCTGTTCCTGCTACAGTGTTCAATGCAGACTGCTTGAAACCTGCTAGATAGCCTAGAACTTCCTGATCGTACTGATCTGAAAGTCTATAAGCTGCTCTATCGGAAGCTAAAGATTGGAAGTTAACATGTGAGTGAGCTTCCTCAATATCGTCAACTTTAAATGCAAAATAGTTTGCTTTGTCAACGGTAAGAGAGAAGTCCTCATCGTCCAAGTCCTGAGGTGTGATTTGTGTGCCACGAGCATACTCTTTTACAGTAATCTCTGGCTCTTTGATAATTTTAACGGTATCACCCATCTGACTAATCTCACCAAAATAATCAGAGTTTGTGATCCCTTCCACAACAGATGACTTACGGAAAGCAAGCTGTACCTGTTTGGAATATATGACAGGACTAAAGTTACCATTAGGTAAACTGGTATGCCCTGCAGCAGTTTGAAAAGCCATAGTTGTTCCTCCTTACTTTTCAAGGTCACAGATACAAATTACAATTACTGATATAGGGGCTAATTTAATTCTAGGTGCAGTTGTACACACTGGGCTAGACAAACTAGGTAAGTCTCATCGCATTGTCGTTTGTGATAAAAATACATACTTTAGGTGTCCATAAAGGGGCTATGTGTATGTATTTACGTATTATACATAGTTATATGTATAAATTTTTAAATGTCAACTTTTTTATCGTGCAGATCCAGAAACATCATATACAAACTTACCTGTCTGTATTGCTTCCATAATCTCCTCTTGTCGTTTCTCGTACTCTTGTGCTGACATCTTTTGTACTTGTGATTCCCTCAGATATGATGACTGATCATTTGTCTGAGGTTTAGACCGTGATGCTTTGGTATTTGTAGCAAATGCAGCGTCCTTTGATGTGCTTGCTTTCTTTTTAGTAATACCCTTATCAGCTTTGTATAAGTCTATAGCACGAGCTGCAGACTTTGCGTCATCATCATTTTCATAAAGAGCTTGCTGTACCCACTTAGGTTGATCTTCAGCCCAGTTATGAAACTCATCGTCTTCACGTATCTCTATAAAGTCAGGATGTATTTTTAGTAGCTCTACCTCTGCTTTCTCTTTAGTAGCAGATTCTTGCATTTCGTTTATTTTTTTAATCCTGTCCTCAAGATCTTTAGATTGCTCTTTAGATTTCTTGATGGCTATAGTCTCAACTATTGCTGCTACATCAGGATGTTTAGTTGCCCATGCTTCTAAGTCCTCGTCTGACTTTGGTAGCCTGATTTCTTTTTTAGTAACTTCATCAAGCTGTGTTTTTAAACTGTTTATCTGCTCCTGCAGATCAGCTTCCTTTTGTTGTGAGTGTCTTCTAAGATCACCATAGCGTTTCTTAAAAGTTCTCTCCTCTGCAGATGTAGGTTCAGCTTCTGCTTGTACCTCTTCTGTTACTTCACCTTTTTGCTCTGCGATTAACTGATTTAATTCCTCTTCGTCTTTTTGTATTTTGTCATCTCGTGAATACTTACGAGATGCTAAAGACATTACTTTTTTTGGTGTTGCATCTTTCACCATTACTTTTGCTTCTGCCATTTTACTTACCTTTCGTTAGGGCTAACTGTATGCCATGTTAGTGGGGAGTTAGGTAGCCAACATATTGTGAACTTATTTTTTAGAAGCCAGTCCACCCTTCTTCATTCTTTTTGGTTTAACTTTAGATTTAGCTAAACCACCTTTCTTTAGTCTCTGTGGCTTCATAGGTTTAGTGGGTACACCACCTACATAGAATCCACCAGTAGGACCAAATCTTTGTCCTGAACCACCACCAGTTCCTACTGTTTGTGGTGCTTGAGATCTACCTCTATCTCCAAAAGGACTACCTGTTAAATCTGCATATGTATCAGTTCTAGGTGTTGTAGTTTGTCCAGTATTATCAAACGGAGAACCATAAGTTTGTGGATCAGAAGATGGTCCACCATCATCTCTATCGTCATCCTGTTGCTGTGGAAGATCATAAAAATCTGCTGCAGTTCTTCTTTTATCATCAGGATCATAAGTTGGAACGTAGGCAGGAGTATAATCTATCTTGTCACTTTGTGCTACTCCAAATTTTTCCTCAAGTTTAGGTCCAAAGAATTTATCTCCCAGTGTTCTCCTATCTCTCATTCGTTCTTCCCTAGCTCGCCTTTGATCTTTAGGATCAAAACCGTAGTCAGGAACAAATTGAGTCGATGGTAAAACAAATGGATCTTTATTAGGATCATATGATGTAGCCGACACTGATTTTACTGGTTTTACCTTTGCCCTCTCAGTAGGAAGTGTGGTGGCAGTCCCTGCACCACTCGCTTCTAAATAATCTGCATCAGAGTCAACTGTAGCAGGTTGTACACGTTGTCCTTCACCAAACTCAGGTACAGCACCATAATTAAAATTAGTAGGACTAGTGCCTATTGTTTCAAAATCACCTCTATCAATATTAGAAGGCTGAACTTTTGTACCAAATGTACCAGACTGAGGAAGAGTTTTCGGATCTATCTCTTTAAAAGCTTGGTCTATTACGTCTTTTTGATTAAGAATTTCTGCTGCATTTTTAGGTAATACACCATTCTTAATAGCATTAGCTAAATCTTTTGATAGTATATCAGAATCTGGTCCTTCTGACAAGCCTAATTTTTCGCCTATCTTAGATAATAAACTTACAGGTCCTACACCATTTTCTTTAGCAAGTTTTCTAGCATTTGTTATTCTTTTCATTAGTCCTGCATCTTTTAGCTTACCTGTAGATATTAACTCTGCAAGTTTTTTCTCTGTGTTTACAAAACTATTAGGTCCGTTTCTAATGCTCCATTGTTGAGCTAAAGCTAATCCTGCACCTATAAGAGGACCAAAGAGTAGCCCTGCACCCACAGATGCAAACCTAGCCATCGGGCTAGTAAACGATTCATAATATGCCACTAGCTCTTCAGGAGACATTTTATTTATATCAACAGACTTTACCTTTGGCATGTCTGGTTGTTGCAATGCCCTGTCAAGAGGGGAGAGAGCAGGGTCGTATGTGCTACCACCACCTCCACTATCTGTAGTAGCTTGTGTTGTAGATGGAGATGAGACAACTGGTGACTCATCTAAGCTATATCCTTCAGGAACAGGTGCTTGTGGTTTGTCTCCAATAAACGGTATGTATATAACTTTACCATCTGCATTGACATATCGCTTCATGGTTATGTCACCGAATATACCACTTAGCACAGCCGTTTCCATGTTCTTCTTGTCTTCTTCTGTGTATGTAGGAACGTTTACATTTTGTGTTGCAAATCGTGGATCAGCTGCCAGACCACCAACGTTAAACTTAAAAGAAGGTTCATCTCCTGTTTCTATATCGTCCATGTTAAACGGCATGTCATCAGGAAGTGTAGCTTCTTCGCTGTTACCCATCTGTCCCATATCATCCATCTTTTTCAGCCCCTGCTTTGCTTCTTGACGCATCTGCATTAACAAATCTAATCCCCAATAACGCACTACGTCAGCAGGAAAAATAAACTCTCCTTCGCTTAACATTGCAGGTATATCATCTCGTACTTCTTTTTCTAGTGAGCCAACAGGCACATTGTTACCTGATACAGGATCTTTACCACCACCCTGATCACGTAGTCCACCATCTTCAAATAAGTTCATTTGTTGCTGTTCCATGATTAAAACCTTCCACCTAAGTCCATTGATTCACTTGCTCTAATATTAGATTTCAAATTTCTTCGATCTCTAAATTTTTGTAGTTGTCTCTGCAGAAAGTTTTTTGTCTCCTCTCCAGATGCTCTGTCTACTTTTAAGTTATCATAAAACCCTTTGTCTAAACTTCCCTTTGCTATTCCTCTTGCATCAAAGGTAGGTCCACCTTTAGGATTTCTGTCATACAATCTTTCTTTGGCTAACTCTTCTAAGTTAGGTAACTGCTTTGTTATTCTATCAAATATACTCAATACAATGTCTGCATGTCCTTCTCTAGAACTACCTCTTATTCTATTTAGTATATGTCTAGGTTCTTCTCCCCCTGCTCTAACAATGCGATCTATATTGTTTGCTAATGAGTCTTTTTCGTTAAACATGTCTTTATATTTTGCTTTATAGTTTCTTAAATCTACATCTCTCTCACCAAGTGTTCTTCGTAAATACGTTTCAGAATCAAACTTAGCACCTGATCTTATGGCATCATTTTGTTCAGTTAATACTTCATTAGATAGTTGAAAATAATTATTATCTCTAGAAGGATTTAATAAATCAAATAAAACATTACCTGTTTCTTCACCATACTTCTTAACAACATAGTCTCTATCATTTGCATAATAGTTTTGTAATATTAATATTGCTCTATGAATAGATTCATGTTCAGGTGTAGGATTTTCTGCATTTAAAGTGTACATTCTCTCTAACTCAGGATGAGGAAGCGAGGATGGTGGTATTCTTAGTGGATCTTTTTCTGATACTATTCTTCTATAAGCTCGTATTCTATCTCCCTCTTCGGGATCATTTGTTAATGCTATGGTCATATTTGATGGACGAAATGATCCTTGTGATCCTTGAAAAGCTTCGTCTACCTTTTCTACCTTTGGATCAGACATTCCTGTGCCATCACTTGCACTATAGAACCCTAGCCTGCCTAAAGCTGTAGTTCTAAACTTGGGAATAACATCAGCTTCAAACTCTAAGCTACCTAGCATTGGACTAGCCTTTTCAAACTCAGGTTGCTCTGCAGAATCTGGAAAGTCAAACGTCTGTTTTCTATATGCATAAAAAGAACTGGGATACTTTCTATATAAGTCATCTTTCTCAAACAGTTCTCCTGCTCTTTCTTTATAGTCTTGTTGTGTTATATAATCTATCATCGGTGGTTTAGGTGCAGGATCAGTTACTCCCCCTTCGTTAAAGTTAAATGATATTACACCTGCTTCCAAAGCTTCTCGTATAGCATTTTGTCTATACTCATCATCACCAAATGCTTTTGGGTCTGTAAACAAATTCATTGACTCTCGCATATTGTCTATCTGTACAAGCCCACCCTCTTTCATTTTTATCATTTGTTTTTCAGGATCAAAGTCAAAGTTAAACTCTATAACTGTTGCAGGTACTTCTCTAGGAGGATTGTTAAAAGTTTGTTTTATCTCATATATTTTTACATCATCCCCAAATCTTTTCTTTAATAGATCCATCATTAATACTCTTGATTTATTATAGAGATCATCTTTACCTTTTCTTTTTTGTCTATCACTATACTTTGTACCATCTGCTCTTGTGTGCCTTAATTCATCATACTCTTTTTCAGCCTTTTTAAACTCTCTACTATTAGCCTTAAATCTTCCTAATTTTACCATTTGTTCGGGGGTAGGCTTTTCTCTTAAATTAATTAACTCAGAAGCATTTGGTATGATTACTTTGTTTGTTTTTAATTTTTTAGCAAGCATCATTTGCCCAATAACCATTTTGTACAAAAAGTCTAACTTGTCTGCTATAGGTAAATCATCTTTTTCTACAACCCTGTTTAAACCTTTTGTAATATAGTCATCTTTCTTTAATGGGTTATATGACAGATCCTCTAATCTTTGATATGATTCCATAGAAGTTTTTCTGGCTTCGACACTACTAAGAGTATTTTTTAATCTATTCATATCTAGCTCACTAAACACAGTATAACCAAAATCATTTAAACCATTTAAATAATCTTGTTTTGTAACTTCACGCATTACATGAGCAACAAAGCTTGCACCAAATCTAGGATCTTTTTCTGTTCCATAGTCATCTACTATTTCATCAAAGTCAATTAACTTTAGTTCATTTATTTGTTTCGGATCAAATACATGTTCAAAAGGGTCAAAGAGTGTAGCAAAATTGCCTATATTTTTTGCTGTTAAATCTCTTAACATTCTTTCTTCTGCCTTATCTATATCTAGTGCTATATCGGATAGATCATTGTATAACTCGTCTAGTTGTTCAGAAAGACCATCATCACCAGATGGGTCATTCAATCGTGGATCATTTTCTAAATCTGTAATTTCATCTTCTTTTCTATTGTAAGCATCTCGTTCCTGTGTAACAGCATTTTGATTATCTATAAAATTTTGTTCATAGTCAGTAGATATAACTTCTTTTTGTGGAGGACTAATTGTATCATCATAGTAACGTCCATAGTCACCTGCATCTTTTCCTACTACTGCTTTATTTTTAGTCTCTCTCCACATAGTAACATTTGTGAGTCGGGTATAAGAAAAAGGACCTGCATCTCCAAAAGGATCTACTGGTATATTATGTAAATTATCCTCTTCAAAAGCTTTCATATAATTTTTGCTAAACTCTTGTCTGGCTTCATTTATAGCTTTGTATTGTTCATTTAAATCGTCAACAATTTTTTTCATTCTTTTTTTAGTGTCTTCAAAATTGTAAGGTAAAGGTTGTGATATGTTTGGATATGCATCTTCAAAATCAGGTAACTTAAATTCTTCTTGAATTAAATGCTCTTGATATTCAGGATGGTGGTCAGACCAAGTAGAAGCTCCTATTTGTCTATCTTCATTTATTTCATCAAAATATCTTAAAAATCTTTCATTGGCATTCATATAAGTTTTAATAGAACCATCAGGATATTTTATTTGCCCTGCATAATTAGTAGAACCATCAGTTAAAAATCTATCTCTCTCACCATCATTTACCTGTCCGTCTTGATGACCCTTTCTTATATTTGCACCTCTAAAATAATTTAAATTATATTTAGAAAGAATACTATTAATCATATCTGTTCTCTCTGTCATGTTAAAACCATGAGCAGCAAAACGTTGCATAAATACAGGTATCGCACTAGGATTTCTATAGTCATAACCAGATACCATTGTTCTAGGCATAGTGTTTTGAATATCTTTTAATTTTTGTGCATTTAACTTTCTTAGTTTTTCGTAACTTTTAAATTGAGAAAAATCCGTTATATCGTCAAATGATTCTCCAAGTTCTAAATTTCTTAGAGTTTCATAAAGAGAACTTTGCATATATCGCAATGTAAAAAAAGGTTGTCTTTCAGCCGAACCTGTTGCATAATTTTTTTCTAATTTATCTATTAATGCACCTAATCTAGGTAACTCACTAAATGCAGTTATAGTGCCACCACTAATATCTTGAGCTTCCTCTCCAATACCAATAAAATTTTTATTAAATACTTCTTTATAATGGTCTATTTTATTTTGTTTCTCTTTTCTTAAAAATGATTGTATCTGTCTTTCAGTTAAACTTTCACCTTTTAGTTCAGAACTAGATTTAGAAAAATATTTTTCTAGCCTTTCTCTAATTTGTTTTGGTGAAAAACCTTTAGCAAATAATTGTGATATAAATCTACTTTTGTTTTCATCCATCCTGCTTGTTGCATCTGGAGAGCCAATGTTCATTATACCTTTATCTCTTCCTATGGCATTAGCAACTTCTTCATTTAGTGGAACTCTACCTTCTTTTATCCTATTAAGTAGCATTGCATTATCTTCCATAAGAAAATATTCAAGCCTTAAATTTTCTTTTAGGTTGTTATAAGATCGAGTAGGTGCTATAAATGAAGTAGCAAACCAACTAGGGGATTCAGATCTAGTTAGTGTAGTATCTGCTCTAATACCTACTAAACTCATTGTTTGATTACCAACCAAAGTTGTCTCTTGAAAATTATCATATGTAGGTATGTTAGTTAATCTATCTCTTGTAACATCTACTGTTTTTCCAATGTTTTGAAAAAGATCTCCTTGTACCTCTTCAGGCATAACAGCCGACTCTTTAGTTTTATTGTTATACACAAAAGAAGATCTAGTGTGTCCTATAGTATTTCCCTTAAAGTGTTTGTCTGCAAATTTTTGTATTGAAGGTACAGTATTATCTATGGGAGCATGTAAAGTTACTTCAGCATAACCTACTTTTTTATAATCTCCTGCACTCTCATCAATAGGTAGTCTTTGTTGAGGTCGGTATAATGTATCTTTATCCACTCTTATTCTAAATTCAAAAGAAGAAAAGTCTTTTAAAGAATCTAATATTTCTTTTTTTGTAAATTGTTTTTTGGGATTGTCTCTAAATTTTTTAAAAGCTCCTCGCTTCTCCATAAATTTATACAATGGTATATTTCTGCCTTGAATATTTTTTACATAATAATTTAACTGTTCTACAAAGTTTGCTCCTGATATTGTCTCTTTTCCGTAAAAGGGCATGGACTCAAATGTTTGCACTAAGTCTCCATACATACTTCCAAGAATAGGAGTGGGATCTTCAGGCACTGTGATCTTAGACACATTAGGATCTGCCATCTGCTCATCATACACATCAGGATTTGTGTTAGGATCGTTTGCATTTAAGTCAGCCCTATCCTTTGCTTCTTTAGCAACTTCATCCTGTTTCTTAGTAATGATTTGGGGATTGTCTATTAATCCCTGTTTTACAGCTTTACTTAGTAGACCCATTGGAGTTTACATGATCCCTTAGTTGTCGTAATCGTCTTAGCATAGCGATAGCACCTTGTGATCTATGAAGTGTGACTAAGTCGTTTGTCTGCTCCATAATAGCGTGATTCTGTACTATCAAGAACCCTATATAATCACTGAAGCTGTCCCAGTGGTCCTTGTTGTTGACCAGTGGCTTCAGCTTGCTGTATAGGTTGATTTGTGGGTTGTTTTGGTTGTTGTTGTTCATTTCCTGAGAATCCTTGTTCCTGTGGCATAGGCACTTGACCTGTGCCTATTGTTGCACCACCTGCTCCTGTTGGATCTTTTGGATCTGCTCCTGCAGGAGGTGTAGGTGCTTGAGGAGGTTGCTGAAATTTTTTCATGATCTCTGCCTGTAGTGTGGCTTCATCCATGTTGTTAGTTACTTTGTCGGGATCTAAATCTAGTGACTTAGCTATCTCTCGTATTACATACTGAAACTTTGCAAAAGGTGCAAGTGCAGGACTAGATGCTACCTGCATAAACTGCATGAGTCTTTGACTACGCACTTCGTTTGCCATCAAGCTTTCTGTGCCACGAGCTTTTACTTCTAGATCGCCCTTAGTAGCTTTGTCGTAGTTGAACTGCATGTTAAACCTAAATAGTCCCTCTCCTAATGGTCTAAGAAGATAGTCATCTACATTCTTTATAACATTCTTAATACCACCACTGGCAGCGTTCATTAACATAGATATACCTGATGCTGTTCGTCCTACTCCCATCACACCAGTTTGTCCGTGTGAGAAGCTTGGTAACCCTGTGCTTTCATCGGCAAGCACTCGTGCTTTATCAAACAGTTGCATGTTCTCACCTGCTACGTTAGGAAACTTTGTACCAAAGATGGCTTGTCCGGGTGCCCCACCTTGTCTTCGAAATATTTTTCCGGGATATACACTTAGGTCTTGTCCGGGAACTAGATTGGTTTCATCTATCTCTATCAACAGATTACCTGACATTACAGCATTGTCCACAGCCATACGCATAAAACCATTCATTAATGTTTGTGTATCATCCATGTTCTCTGCAATACCTACACCAAAGAAGCTGTATGGGTTAAGCTCATAGGGTGCTGCCATGTAAGGTATGTTTGCAGGTTTGAATGGATTAAGTACCATTCTTAATACTTGTCCATTACATATCCACACATTACACTGTATTTCATCATAGTCTTGTAGTTCAGGTGGTATCTCTACCTGCTCTGTAACTAACATGTCAATATCTACAGTACCCCAATACTCTAACACTTCATACCTATCTATAGCATGTTCAGGTGCATAATCAGATAGATCATCTTCCCAATATTCTTTATTATAGTTTTCACCTAGTGCTATTGCTGTTTCAATAACCTGCTCTCTAAAGTGTGGACGTTTCTTCAATGCACGTAACTGGGTACGTGATAGCTTGTGTCTTTCTATAACATACTGTGCTTCATCCATATTGTTTGCATCAGGATCAGGAAAGAAGTTCCAGACTGACACATGTGAAACTTGTGGCACTGTTTTAAATACAGGTGAATACTCACCTTCTTCATCCCAGTTTGGATATTCTTTATCTACAGCGAAAGGTCCTTTCATAACACCTGTACCAAACAAAGCCATCTCAAAGGCTGTGCTTCGTAAATGTTTGTTTGCATTAGACTCTTCTAACTGATCATGTATTTTTTTCTGCATAGTTTTAGCTGCTACCATAGCAGGACTAAACGTAACAGAAGTAGGTGTCTTGCCCACACCCTCTTTTAAATTATTTATATCATCAAACTTACCTTGAAGAGGACCTAGATTATCCATCAAAGATTGTCGTGTAGCACCTGCAGGTAAATCTTTACCATCTCCTTTGAACCCATATGGGCTAGACATCTCATCGTTTCTAACTTGTGGTGGTTCTGCAGGATCAAAGCTTACATCAGCCACTACACCTTCAGGTAATTCTGTTGGCTCTACAGTCAACGGAAACTTATTATTAGCAAACAACACATCTATTATCTGACCGTATGCTGCCAGTGTTTTAGTTTTAGTTACCTTTATAAATACTCGTGACTTCTCAGCTTCTGTAAACTGTACATCTGATCCATACAAACCTCTGTAGTTTCTGTATGCTCTTAGCCATCTCTGCTCATCTTGCTCTCTGTAATCATCTGCTCGTTTATATCTATCCATAATAAACGATATCATGTTTGTGCTTTGCGTTGGGTCAGGCTCATCAGATGCTACATCTTCTACAGATATAACCTGATCATCCATCGTTATTTCATTGTTGTCATCTTCTGCCATATTAATATCCAAATGTTGCGTCTGCTATGGGCATTGAGTTCGTTTGCCGACTTGCAGGATCATAGTCAAATATACTGAACTTAGGTCTTGACATTATACCATATCTTAATGCGTCATACAAGTGATCTTCAGATTGTGTGTCCACATCTTCGGGATTCTTCTTGTCTATCGGAATAGCAGGAAGTTGCGAAATGATGTTAGTACATGTGCTAAAAAAAACCAAGCGTGGCTCTTCTGTAAATTCATCCGTCTGTAATCTTCTATGTATTTCATTTTTACCTGCAACTCTACTTCCTCTACTTCTATCTGATGGTCTAAACCTACATCCTCTTAGTATCATTTGTTCTGCTAGGCTAGGTCCTGTATCTCCACGTTTGTGCCAAAGTGAGCTATCTAACACTCCATACTTTATATTACCATCCTCTGCTTCTACATCTAATATCATGTCAGCCAGATCTGTTGCTAACACTTTTGATACATACATTTCTCTATATACTATTAGCTGTTCTGACGGAGCAACAGCAAACCAGACAACGGCAGAATAACTTCCATACCCATAGTCACATGCCCGAAACTTAACCCAATTACTAGGTATACGGAAAGGCTCAACCACATGTAACTTGCGATCAAACTCGGTGAATGCCGCTCCCTCTTTAATATCCCAATCGCCTTCCAGTAGTTGTCTTCTTTGCTGTTCAGGAAGGGATAGAAGCATTGCTTCATAATCTCCTTGAGATGAGAGATAAGGGTTATCTGTAAGTCTAGCAGGTATAAACCTACGTTTGAATAGTGGCTGTCCTGCTCTGCTGTGTCCTGCAGGATATTTAAGTTCTTCTCCACTTTCGATGTCTGTTGCATTAAATTCCTTGTTGTATGGTGCAGGGTCTATGAACATCTTCTTGACCCAGTGATGTCCCCTACCTCCGGGGTTTGTTGTAGCTCTCATATATACAGGTAGGTCAGATGATGTAGATCGTAAACGTGATCTCATATAGTTCCAAGCAAACGGTGTAGCCCACTGTGTAAGTTCGTCAAATCCTATCCAACTAAAAGCTAGTCCTTGATAGCGTAGGACATCGTCATCTCTATCAAGGTAGGACATCCACAGTCTTGCCCCTGACGGAGCAACCCACTGCATCTTTCGTTCTGACCACTTGATACCCTTCCAGATTTTCGGGTACAGTTCTTGGCTTTTAAATATAAGCTCTCGTAGTTCCTCAGTGGTGTGACGCAAGAGCAAGCCACTGAACTCAGGATGTCCCATATAACGCAAAGGATCTGCCAACATAGCGTAACTCTTGCCGCCACCTGCAGATCCACCATATAAAACTTCTCTTTCATTAGCTGCCAAGAACTCTGTTTGTGGTCCTTCGTTTGGTTTAAACACAACATTACGTGTTTCCTGCACAGCAAAATTTTCACGTACTTCAGGTAGGGGCTGTCTCTCCACTACTTTCGTTTCTTGCACCTGTTCTGCTTTCTTCGATTTGCTCGGCTTTTTGGATCGCTTTTTGGGCATAGTCTGCCCATCTGCGTAAGCTGAAAGCTTTGTTCTTCCGTCTTTTTTCATTCTTTAATCGTTTCATTAATCCTACATGAGATATATGTCTGCCACTATTTTTAGTTAACCATAGTGCTACTTCTCTGTAGGAGTATTGTTTAACTAGAGATTTTGCTTTGTGTAATAAATCTAGTTCTTGTTTTATAGGCAACAGCATACTATCATCTGCTGAGTCTAACTCATATCCAAACGGAACTGTTCTAGCTATTCTCGGTATGGGTAGCCACTCTGTTTCGTCATGTAGGTCAAGTGGTTGAGGGAGTTTCCATTTCCCTAGTTCTCTATTTGCCATCTGCCTTTTTCTTTGTTCTTCTTGTTCTTCTCTTTTTTCGTATGTACTTCTTACCTGCGGCAGAGGTCTTTCCCATAGCTCGTGCTAACTCAGCACTTGCCTTGTTTATCTCTCTGTCATATTCTGCTGTTCCCACTCTACTAGTCGGCTTAAACTCAGCAAACTTTTTCATTGCTGCTTTTTGCTTTGCTGTTACTTTACCTTCAGTTTTTCCTAAATTGTATACAGTCTTTGTAGGTGTTCCTGTTTTAGCTAAATCATCTATATCTTTTTTAATAGCAGTTTTTGTTGTTGTTGTAGTCTTCTTCTTACGTGTTTTACTAGTTGTAGTTTTGGTTGGAAGCTTGGTGGTTGTCGTAGGGGCTATTGTAGCTTTACCTCTATCTCTCTGCTCTATCTCTGGTTTTATTCTATATATAGTTTTAACGTGAGGATTGTTTGGATTCTTTTTTCTAAATGCTTTTACTTGCATCTTAGCTTCAGCTGCTAGTCCTCTAATCTTTGACTGTGCTTTATACAAAGCTTCCGTATCAGACTTACTGATCTTTGATAGACCTCTAGCTATATCTGATCTAGCCTGATCTCCTACACCTGATAGTTTCTTTATTCCCTTTTGTGATCCCTTTTTACTTACCCCTTTTAAAAATTTAAATACCATTGAACTACTCCTCTTTGTTCTTAGGTGGCATTAGCATTACACCACCTGATGTTTCTAGCTGAACTTTTTCAGTTTTAATTAAACCACTTCTATCTAGTAGTTCTTTGGCTGCAGACATCTTATCACGTATACCTAGCTCTGTTGGGTCATACAAACCATTTACAACAGCCATCGCTGCCTTTGGAGCATTACGTGCCATATACATCTGAGTAGCTTCAAGTATCTCTTCTTTTAATCCAGTGGTAACTTGGGAGGGACTAACACCCTTTGCATATCCTGCAAGCTTTATTGCTTCCCCTATATCTCCATTTGCACCATCGAATAGCACATCTAAAAACTTTTGTTGTTTCTCTGTAAGCTGTCTCATGTCAGCATCTCCACCGTCTTCTAGCTTGTCGTAATCTACTATTTGGGTTTGCCGCAGCCTTTGGAAATTTTTTCATTTGTCCTGCACTTCTAGCACAATAGGATTTTCTTCTTGCTGCTCGTTTACCTTTTGGATCTTTTTCTGTTACTGCTGTTTTTAAATTACCACCTGTGCGTCTATTATATTTAGCCACACCTTTGGCAGTCATACCTGCACCTGACTTAGTGGATCGCTTGTCCCCACTCTTCTGGGACATACCTTTCATGGTATCTTTTTTTCTGCCTTTAGATTTTTTACGTTCTGCCATTAGTTTAACTCAAAATGAGGACCATCAATAAATGGAGTCCTATTAGATCTACGTCTTATATCAATATAGTTGTTCATAGCATCTTGCATTGGTCTTTCCCACTCAGCTATATTATCTATTGTCCACGCTGCTCCCCAACGTATTCTAGCTCCAGTTTCTTTCGCTGCAGCTTTCATTGCGTCAGCTATATCATCATACATTACAATGTCCCAACTTGGATTACTGCCATCATAAGCCATTAAATCGACAGCGTGTGAGTATCCATCTTCCTGCACAAGATGTTTAGATTTCATGGTCTGTGATCTTTTTGCTTCATACAACTTCTTTTGTTCTGCAAGGGAACGAACACCATAAATCACTCCAAAGTCTACTTTGCTCAGTTCAATGGCACGTTTAACTGTATCTACCATTGTAGGATGCACACCTTCTAATTTATTTAAACTTCTTCCTGATAACTTATACATTTATCTAGTTCCCTTTTTCTTTTTAATAGTATGAGCAAGAAAGCCATTGACACTTCCCCCACGCTTAAACTTAAAATTAAACTTTGCTTTCATAGCATCTTCAGCACGTTTAATTCCAAACTCCTCTAAGAAGCCCCCTATCTCTGCACCACTCTTGTAGTTCTTATCACGTAGCCTAGTTCTTAAACTCTTCAGTGTAGTAACCAGATCTCTAAGTTGATCCTCGTTCATGTCCATGTAACTTCCGTATTGTTCGGGAGAAACAGAGCCACGTTTGTTTGAACCTAGCACATCTAGTATTTCATTCTCTACTTCATCTATTCTAAACTTTAGTTCTTTTTCAGGATCAACTCGTCTTACAGTTTCCTCTTCTTTAATCTTTGTTCTAGTCTCAAGCTTCTGATCCTGCTTCTTTCTTTCTGTGGCTTCTCTAGCTTCTTTATTTTTCTTTCGGGTTATTGCAGCCTTAACTGCAGCTTTTAATCTGGGCATTATTTTTTCCTCATATTAAAAAATTTACCTGCAGACCGTGTAGCAAAGCTTGCAGATACGATAGCTCCTAACGCTATCTGATACCACTGTGGCATACCTGCCAAAGCAGTAAATCCGTCTGCCACTATTGCCCTACCCCATTCACCACAGAAGCTCAGTACTAGAGGAATACTGAAAAGTAAAGTCAGCCATTCGTCTTTCCACGAGCCTTGAGATGCCCTCATAGCAGCTAAGTCCCAGTCTATCTCACCTGTTGCTTCTTTCATCCTTATAGTGGCTTCAGCCTTCTGTATGGCTGTCTTACCCTCTATATAGGATGACGCTAAAGTAGATACGGAGCTAAGTATAGTTCCTATCATTATACGCAGTCACAATCGTCATGACACTTCTTATTTAATAATGCACACCATAATCTTTTTAAATACTTTCTCATCGTTCTTCTCTCTCCATTCTCTTGGGTTCTGACTTCTCTGCTCCCATCCATATAGCAAAGCTTCCTGTCATTGCTCCTGTAATCACGGATACTAATCCTGCCTGTTGCGTAGTCAAGTCAGGCTGACTCAATGCCCACTCAATGCAACGAATATAAACACCTGTCATTACAAGCATCATTAGTCTTGGTAGTATTCGCCATTTGTCAAGAGTCTGTGGAGTCATCTTTTTCCTTTATAACTTCCTTTACCCAGTCACCATTATCACCAGTATGTTCACACACTTCACATCTATCGTCTTCAATGTGACTGCCACAGATCTCACAGGTAGGTTCATAAAGCATTAGTATATTGGTATTCTATCTAAAAGGATCTCATTCTGCTGTGCTATAAATTGATTAATAACATCTTCATTTACACATATGACTCTCTCTACAGGTCTTTGCCCATAGAACTTCCATATTGTTTTTACTAGAGGTGCAGGATTTTCTTGCACAAAAGTCTTACATTCTTCTACACTATGAAAGTGTCCGTGTTCTGGTTGCTTAAATATAAGTATATCCTGCATACCATTATTGTGTACTCCTAGCATTACTGCCACTGCAAACCATGCTTCAGCTATCATTCTCAAAGTACCCCATGTTATGTAACCTTTCTATAACTTCTCGTTTTCTTAGCAATACCTTTAGGCTGTTTAACGAATTGCTTGCCTGCTGCCTTGCCTTTTCTTTTAGCTCTAGTTGTCGCTGCGTACTCTTGGGGTGATAGAGCTTTGATTGCAGCTGTTGGTAAATAACGCTCTCCAGTTTTTTTACTTGGCTTACCACTTTTTGTTCTCCACTTTTGCTTTGTCCATGATTTAAGACTTCTTTGACTTTTTGCTAGTGCCATGTTGTCTCCTTAGTTGCTCTTTTGCCTTCTTTGCAAGGGCAGCTTGCTCAGTTTTTCCTGCAAACCTAGCTCGTTGTTCAAGAACGGTGAGGATTTGTATCTTCCTCGCATAGGGTTTGTTAATCTTTTTAACTTTTGTAATAGTTTTCTTTGCATCTTCTACCGTAGCAAACTTGATACTCACTGTATCCTTAGGATTCTCATCCGTGTAGAGTCTTCTACCACTTCCTTTAGGCTTTTTGCCTGTGCCAACCTTAGGGTCAGCCATTACTTATAGCCCCCACCACCTTTTTTGTAGCGTGCTGCTAGTAATTGTGCCTTTCTTGCAGACCACTGTCCGGGATTACCACCCTTTGACCCTGCTTTTATGGCTGAGAACATTCTTTTTCTCATTCCGGGCTTGGTATAGTTACCTGCTTTGTTTACAGTGCTACCACCTTTACTTAATTTTAAAGTAGATAAAGACTTAGCTTGTTGCGAGTGTAACTTTGTAGCTTTTTTTAATCCTTTTATAACTTTATTTACTTTTTTTCTTGGTGTTGCTGCCATTTTTCTTTTCCTTTGCATATAAGTTATTGAATACTCTTCCAGTATCCCACACATATTCCGTTTCTTGCTTTGAATGAAAGATTCTTTGGGAGGGTCTAAAGTCAGGTGGTCCTTCTCCTGCTTCAAACCATGCAGGATGTGTCACTCTGACTCTATTATTAGGTAATGCCACAATGTTTCCTGTGTATTTACCTGCATCCATCAGTTCTAGTACGTGTGACTGCTTATGTTGTGCAGGATCATCAGCTATCTCACTGTTTGTGTAGTCCACAGTAAAGTAATATTTAGCAGGATAGAACTCTCCATCCACTTTTGCTATCCACGGTGCAGGTGTAGCTCTGTCTAATACATACACACTATGATCATGGGACATACAATCCCAAGGTTGTGCTATGTAGGGTGGCATTTCTTCAGCCCAGTCTTCTACAGGAGTGTCTCCTACTAGGGCTGTGATAGGCATTCTAGCCCACATAGCTCCACCATGCACATTTGGTTCGTCAGTATCGTCAGTCTCACAGCCAGTAAATATAACTTGAAAGCTGAGTGACCTATTTGGCATAGTTGTTACAGCTATAACCATGCAGTGTAAAAACTCGCCATAATATTTTTCAAAGTTACAGGTATACTCTCGTCTTACCCAAGCTTTGAAATACGGAATGTTACTTTGTAAATATGCCATAGTGACATAATTATACTATTTCTTCTTCTTCTTGTCAATCATTCCGTACTTTTTTCCTGCCACAGCACCACCTGCTTTATACATAGTGCCGTACTTTTTCATTGCTCCACCTTTTGCGTAACCTTTTTTCTTCATAGCTCCACCACGAGCCATACCCTTCTTCTTCATTGTGCCACCTTTATTCATGTAGCCCATTTTATTACGTACAGGTGTAGGCAACTTCTTTAGTCCTTTAGCTCCTGTTGCAGGTTTTTTGAGTCCTCCCACTGCCATGCCTTTTTTCTTCATTTTATCTTTTTTCATTACCATAGTTTTGCTCCTATTTATGGTCTGACCAACCTTCAGCTATCATAGCGTCTTCTACCTCTTTCAAAGTAAAAGATCTGCCATAGTGGGCTTCCACTGCGGCTCTTACGTAGAAAACATCACTGTGAGGTATATGTAATTTATTTAAGTTGTTATTAGCCACAGCAGAATAAAACTCTTCAATTACATTATCTGTGTATAGTTTTACGGATTTTTTTCCCATTGTCAAACATTAATTTAAAAAAGTACGGATAAATCCCTATATAGACATACATTTAATATGTTACATGTAAGTGATTATTTATTTATATTGAATAAACATTTTAATGTAACACTTAATATGTCATCCTAGTTTATATAATTATATCATGTATGCTTTTAGTAGTCAATACCAATTATTTGACACCCCTGTCTATATCCGTACCAAAGTGGTTAACACTCATTTTTCCTAATCTGTGTATTTATATATGTATATATCTGACGCACCCCCCCTTCCCCATGCGTCCCGATGCCCGATGCAGGTAAAATCGTGCATCCCGATGCGTGGTGAACGCAAATTGTGCATCGCAATGCACCTTGGAATGCCCATCGCCTTGAAAACAAACGAGTTTGTTTTTAAAAGCAACTGTTATCACATCAGTTGCCATAGGCAATCAGTCGATTGAGGTCAAGATTTCTGAAAAAATTAGGTTTAGGCTAAAGCCTATGGTCATTCTTTGGTCATCCAAAAACATACCCCAAGGGGGTATGATCCATTCCCGACATTGTTGGGATCGGCAACCCTAGTAATTGGTTAACACAACATTTGTTTACAAATGTGTTAACCAATTAATAGAAGGAGGGCAAAATGCCAAACACAAAATCCAAACTCGTAACTGCTCTAAAGAGCAACTCTGCTAAAGCAACTAAAGTTGCTCCTAAGGTTTCTAAGAAACCTCAAGCTTTCCAAAAGTACAGTGGTACTTTTGAAGCTAGGGGAGCTGTCATTGCTTCAGAAACTGCTCAGTTTCTGTTAGAGCATTCCAAGCTTCACAAGACTGATACTCAGTCTGGTGGACTAGCTTACCAAACTGGTAAGCTGATCGATGAGCTTTGCTTGGAAAGCAAATACGGCAGGATCTCCAATCAGAGATTGGAAGAGTGTTCTCTGAACAAACTCACTTCTCAGAGGAGAAGTGAAACATTATGGTTCTATAAGAACCATGATCAAATCACTGCTTGGCTTGAGAACAGAGTTCTCACTAGTGGAAAACAATCCCTTGGCTTTACATCGCTTTCAGCGATGAAAAGAGCATTTGTTGAAGAAGTCGGTGACTTCTCAACAAGGAAGAAGCCAAAGGCTTCCAAGAAGAAGTCTACGACTTCTCAGTCTCAACCAAAGGTTGAGGTCAATCCCGACAATGTTGGGAATGAGGTAACTTCTGTAAAGAAGTTAACCAAGGTTAAAGTCCCTACAAACCCCAAGGGTTTGGCTCAGTTCACTGCTGAACTTGCTTCTAAGAAGCAACTTAACCTCGAAGAGGTTATACTGCAACTCATAGAGTTGCACCATGCTTCACAAGAGAAACCAAAGGTTTCTCAGAAGAAGAGGAAGGTAGCGTAAGCTACCTTTCACCTAAAGAGTATAGCACTAAGGTGCTATGCTCTTTTTTTTGTTTCAACCCTTTTAATCGGAGATTAAACTATGACTTGTTTACTTTTGATACTAGCATTTATGCTAGTCTTTTTTTATTGCTATTGGCTTAGTGGGGGATTCAGACTATGACTTGATTGCCGAAGAGACTTAGACTATAACACAGAAATATAACACCTGAACTTTAGTGAAGGTGTTATATTTCTATTAGTGTTATAGACTTTAGTGCCGACCAAACCGAAACCATTCCCGACAATGTTGGGAAGCAACTTAAACGGAGTTTAAAATGAGTAAAGTTCACTTGACTTTGAAGTCATCGAATATCAAGACTGGTGAGATTTCAGTCAGTACGACTGAAGAGGACTCTTGTCCTACCTCTTGTCCTCTAAGAAGAAAGGGTTGCTATGCAGATGGCTACCCTTTGAAGGGACACTGGAACAGAGTTCCAGACATTGGTCTTGACTGGGATGACTTTTGTCAGACAGTACAGGACAAAGCCACAGCTTTGTGGAGACATAATCAAGCAGGAGATCTTCCCCATAAGAATGGGGAGATTGATGCTGATAAGGTCTTCAAGCTTGAAGAAGCTTGTAGACTTGGTGGCAAGAAAGGCTTCACTTATACTCATCATGACATGTCAGATCCTATGAATAGACTGATAGTCATGGTCTGTAACAAACAAGCAAGCTTTGTCATTAACTTGTCAGGTAACAGCATGTCTCATGCTGATGACTTGGCAGAACTTGTGTCCTTTGGACACAAACCTGCTCCAGTCACTGCTGTCATGCCATCTTTCTACGAAAGAAAGCATGTCAAGAAAGGTGTCTGGTCAGAGACTTATGATGAGTACAGATCAAGAGTTGATCTGTGGAACATCAAGACCCCGAAGGGGAAGAAGGTCACAGTCTGTCCTGCTACATATCGGGACGATATGGACTGTGCTAAATGTAAACTCTGTGCTATGTCTCACAGAGAAACCATTATTGGTTTCCCTGCACATGGTAACAGAAAAGCTAAAGCATCGGAGATAGCAAATGACACAAAGTAATATTAACTTTCAAAAGAATGCTTCCTCTTCCAAGAAGAGGAAAGTGTTTCCCGACAATGTTGGGAATGACAGAAGGGATAAGCACAACTCTCTTAGAGAGAGAAGGCTTGTCCGTAAACTTAGACTACGTCAGAAAGGAGTAGCATAATGACTGACGTTGAATACAAAGATTTTTCTGATGATGCAGAAAAGATGGTTGATTTTCATCAACTATCGAAGGAAGAGTTTCTTGAAAGTTATTCTTATATAACTGAACAAGAGTATCTTTTAACTGAAATAGAAATAAACTCAAGCAGAAAGGAGTAGCATGATGGACAATGAAGATAAAATTATTGTGCAGAAAAATAAAATACATGAGGTAAAGTATCTCATCAGAGATGAGTTTACTTTAGCTGTTCTACTAGAACTTAAACAAGTTCTTGAAGATTCCATAGACGCAAAGGAGTAGCATGATGATAGTATTTCAAGACGAATTACCTCTTGATCATAGTAGGTCTTTGTCCTATATAGCAAAGAAGTGGGCATATGATATCTATGCCTATGATGAAGGTACAACAAGGCTTAACAAAGTTAAGCAGTATCCTCTCTGTATATTCTATACAGATCTTGACTATTATCTGGAAGAAGCTTGGAAGTCTATAGGTGAACACCTATGGTCTGAAGGACACAAGGTAATTGTACCAGTAGGAGCTACTTATAGTAGCTTGAGAGAAACAACTATAACTTTTGGAGGTGACTATGTATGATCAATTCGTAAGAGCATATTGGAATATTCACAAGGGTATGTATTCCTTACAGGACTACAAGACTAACCGTGTGATTGACCGAACCAATGACGTATTTCTTACCAACCCTAGCTTTGTCGTAAGACAAGGGGGACGTAAGCGTGTCATTGAAGAGGGCAAGAAGAATGTCCATGCCTTTGCTGTAGGGTATAGACCCTACAAGTTTACGGCTGAAGAGTGGGACGATTACTACTACTCAGGTAAAACGTGGAGAAATGTGACGTACAATCCATACAAGAACACCACCTTTGTCTACGAAGATACAGGTGAGACAGTGGGCAATGACATGACGATGGTCAAGCTCATGATAAGAGAGGGAAGACCTCTCATTAGAGTATACAGTTAATATAGTACTTGAACTTTAGTGAAAGTACTATATAACTGTGGTACATAAACCCAACGTTTCCCGACATTGTTGGGAGACACAACACAGAAAGGAGCATTACCATGCTTACATTTAACTTTGACAACTTGCCAAAAGGCACAAAAATCTCTGGTGGTTTCACTGCCATCAAAATTATTGCTACAGCAATCAAGCTGAAGCTACAAGGCTACAAGCCTGTCATCTACAGGAATGACAAAGTCCAAGAGACAGGATGGTTTATCCGTAAGGGTAAAGGTGGCAAGTCAGGTGAACCTTTGGTTCGCTTGAACTTTGGCAAGAGTTACTCTTGCTTCCATGCCTACGATAGAAAGGGCAAGCGAAGAGTGGCACAATATGTGCCAATCAAGTCCTTCCTCATCCAGAAGAAGGTAGCCTAACAATGATCCACTACGAGGTCTTTGTATCCGTAGATGAACAGAAGGGTGTGGTGCGAGTGTCTTACTCGTACCCCACCATTATGGACAGTTCATCTGCAATTAACTACGCATTGGACGTAACTAGGTCTTGCTATCCTGATGCCAAGGTAGAGTTTCTCTTTGTAAAAGAGTATCTACTTGACTCAGAGCCAGACGTAGGCTATGTCTATGAACAGCATCCTGAGATGCCAACTTATCATTAACCAAGAGAAAGGAGTCAATTATGGCTTTAGATTTTACACCTAACACAATCCAACAACTTCCAGAGATCTGTGATTTCGTACCTCAGTACGAGAAGTCACGGATGGAAGGTCACAAGTTTGTGGTCAACCCTGTGACTGGCGATGTCATTGCTCATATGGGCAAGGGCTTTAGCCCTGCAGGACACAGAGCATTCTGCTCTTCTGTCTACAAGGTTGTCCGTGACAACCATACACCCGAACAGCTAGAAGGTATGACTGTAGCCTTCCGATCTGCTCATGGTGGTGGTTGGCTACGAATGGATATCACATTACCTAATGTGACTTATGATATCGTTACCAACAATGGTCACAAGACCAAGACAGGCTATCGTATCATTGCGTTGCATGGTGTGGATGGTACATGTGGTAATCTGATTTACTTTGGTGCTATCGACTTCTTCTGCACCAATGGTATGATCACAGGTGAGTATGACATGACGAAGTGTAAGAACACTTCTAACTTTACCATCGGTGGTCTGGAGAAGAGACTATACGATGGGTACACAGACTTCTCTGATCGTATGGGTAGGCTCAATACTTGGGGCAAGATAAATCTTGCTAGTCTTGATGTGCCAAGTATCTTGTCCAAGATAATACCTTCTGAGAAGAAGGCAGAGAAAATGTTCTCCTTGTACAAAGACGAGTCTCATACTAGGGGTGAGAATGTATTCTCACTGTACAGTGCTTTCACCAACTACGCTACCTATGGTGACGAGAGAAACAACTTCAAGATCAGGAACACTGGTAAGGATACCAGAGAAGTCACCCTGTTCAAGCGAGAGCAAGAGGTTGCCAAGTGGGTAGACTCACCTACCTTCAAGCAGTTGGTAGTGGCTTAACATGGCTAACAAGAAGATCAAAGCGTGGAAGCCACGCAATCCTCACATCCTGCGTAAGAAGTCGCAGATTGTGCAGGACAAACGTGAGAAAGAAGCCCAACTTAGGCATCAGCAAGAGATGTCTAAGTGGGTAAACATGATAAACGATTTAAGAAAGGAGAGTGCTAATGACGAAAAAGATAGTAGTTAGTTTGTGTGGTGGCACAGACAGTGCCTACCTCTCATGCCTTGATGCAGGTATTGATGTATCACCTGATGGTGACTACGAGTATCACACATTCGAAACAGACAAGTATGCTAGTGCTGTGTCCAAACATAACATACCTCATGCCATACATCATGGCGATGCCAATGGTTGGCGAGAACTGTTGGGCAGAGATGTCTTTCTTCTGATCGCAGGTTTCCCTTGTCAGCCTTACAGCGTGGCAGGTAAACAGCTTGGCACTTCAGATAGTCGTGACTTGTCTGAGGTTATGTATGATGCATTGGAAGGTTTGAACCCAGAGTTCTATCTGTTTGAGAATGTCGAGTCCAAAGCCAAGCATGAGTGGTACAAGCGTATCAGTGCCATACGTCCAGATGCACAGATGCGATCTCACAACAGTGGCAAGGTGACAGGTCAGGAGAGAAAGCGTGTCTACATAACTAACTCACCACATGACGAGTTAGCTGACATGGGCATCGTACTCAATGATGTGCTAGAAGATGGTGCTATGGCAGATAGAGACAAGTCCTACTGCATTGATGCCAACTACTTCAAAGGTGGTAGCATGAAGATGTACTTTGAGAAGTCTCGTAGACAAGTAGTCTTCAATCACAAAGGTTGTAAGCAAGTCGGTGAAGCTGACCTCAAAGGCTATGACATCATCAAGCGTGTGTACTCTAGGCAAGGCAAGAGTCCTACCCTGACTACCATGCAAGGTGGATGGCGAATGCCCAAGGTAGAGACAGACGAGCTACATTGGAGAGCATTAACACCTTTAGAATGTGAGCGTCTACAGACTTTGCCTGATGGATGGACAGAGTATGGACAGTTTGTCGAGCAGGATAAACACATGGGGTTTCGGGTACACAAACTCAAGCCTATATCAAACAGCCAACGCTACAAGATGATCGGCAATGGCTTCACTCGTGCAGTGATCTCGCACATATTAGAAGGAGTATATTCATGACAACAAAACTTATACAATACGCAGTAGTGTTTGAGCCTTTTGAAGAGGAAGGCTTGACCTACGTTAAACAAGGCTGTGGTGCTATGTGGGATGACAAGAGTCCTATCAAACTGTTTGATACTCATGAGGACGCACAGAAGGAAGCAGCCAAGTGGAACACAGGACAGGTGGTGCAGTATGGATAACAAACCTTATCATAACAAAGGCTTTGGAACTGCCTTCTTCTTTGTGTTCCTACTGCTTATACCTTTACCTATTCTTGCTTTATGGTTAAACGATGGAGAGGATTGGGCAGAGAGATTTGCTAGAAAGTATTTCTCACCTTGGCAGACAGAGTGTTGGGAGAGTGCAAAGCATGAGCGTGTCTGTAAACGATTTAACAACTGTAAATTTTGGAGGAACTTTTGTGATGACTGAAGGACAAGTATTATTATTGACAATAGCATTTGTCATACTTATAACATTAATAACTAACACAACCATAGGAGTATTTATATGAATAGATTTATTATAGAGTTCAACGTAGAGGACATTGCAAAGTCGCTGTGTGATCAGCACATTGTAAAGATGCCACTTGAAGAAGCACAAATGTTATGCACAGCGTTATGGCATCATGATCCTGAGTATGCAGAACTAGAGGGATTGTACAAACCTGTGCATCAAAAACATCCCTGTACATTGTGGGCTATGCAGACCAGAGCTAACTATATTTTTGCATATCAATTATATAGTGCTATGTTACATGAGTACACTCATAGGTATGGTAAATTTCATGGTGCATGTAAACATCAAATACCTTTGTGGCAAGGTAGACTTAGGATACCAGAAGGATGGCAGACACCACATCCACAGTGTTTCAGTGGGCTTGACCACCTCAAGACTGACGAGCAGTTTCCTATCAAGGCATATCGTGAGTTCTACAAGGCAGACAAGCTCAAGTTTGCACGTTACACTAAAGGCAGATCCATGCCTAAGTGGATGGCTGCATGAGCAAATATAATATCACATCTAACATAGGAGATTACACAAATGAAAAAGAATGAAGAACCTGATGTAGCATACATAACATGGTGCTACGCTATCACTGTATTTATATTAGCTATAGTATTTTCTTTGGTAGGCACATGGCTATCTTAGAAACAGCACTCATGTGTCTAGCATTCAACATATACCACGAAGCTAGATCACAGTCCACGATTGGTCAACTAGCAGTTGCCCAAGTGGTAATGAACAGGGTAGATGACAATAGATTCCCAGATACAGTATGTGAAGTAGTAAAGCAAGCTATCACTCACAAGGGTACAAATAAACCCATACTCCATCGCTGTAGCTTCAGTTGGTACTGCGATGGTCAAAAAGATGACGTAAGAAAGGACACTAAAGAATGGTCATCTGCACTACAAAATGCTATAATCGTTTTGCATGGAAAGATTAGCCTTGACCTAACAGAGGGAGCTACACACTACCATGCTACATATGTCCGTCCTTCTTGGGCAAAGACAAAGACTCGCACAACTAGGATAGACAGTCATATATTTTACAGGTGGGAAAAGAAACATGATAAAAACACCAAGAAAAAATGGTAGACCCATAGGTAAGCGATGGGATGATGCCACTAAATATTATATTAGATATGCACCACCAGTGCTAGGTGGTGACAGTCGTTGTATATGGGTAGTGGACAAAGGTTGGAAGTGGGTCTACCTATCCACCGTACAGATATGGGAGGGTGGTGGAAATATCAAGGTGAAAATACATAAGAATAAATGGCTTGACCACCTCAAGAAACTAAGCACCCCTAATATAATAAAGAAGCATGGGGGAAACAAATTATATTATAAAATAGGAGATAATGAATGACGAAACTACTACGATACATGCAGCAAAGACACACACCCAAAGGCATCAAGTCTTACAGGTTCAATCCCCCTCGTCAACTTATTGACATTGGAGTTGTGTCTCGTAGAGAGTTAGGCTATGATCTGGCAGGAGCTAAGAAGACTGCACGTTATCTAAACAGTTTAATTGATGACTATCGTAAAGAAAAATTTACAGAGATAACAGTTAATAGATCTACTACTCTGTCACAATTATGTGACAACTACTTATTGTCTAATGATTTCAAAGCCTTACGAGACAGTACTAAAGCTGATTACATATACTTTATTAAGATATTATGTGACAGTTTGGGTAATAAGAAGTGGCATACTGTCTCAGCTAGACTAGCAAAGAGGACATACGAGGTGTGGGTAAAACGTGGTGTAGTTTTTGCTAACCACATTTGCAGTACAGCATCACGAATATATAACTACGCATCTGAGATGGAGTATGGAAATCACAATCCATTTTCTAATATAAGACGTAAGTCACCCAAGCCACGCAGAGTTGTATGGGATAAAGAACAGGTGCGTCAATTTCTTGACTATGCTTACGCCTACTTTGAGTACAGAAGTGTTGGACTGATAGTACACATGGCATACGAATGGTGTCAGAGAATCGGAGACATGAGAATGCTACGATGGGATAACCTTGACCTAGACAAGGGCAAGCTGACGCTAGAACAATCAAAGCGTAGATCTAAAGTGTACCTACCGATAACAGATAGTTTATATGACATGCTACTACAACAGAACGAAGACTATGGATTCCAACAATATGTAGCACCTAACGTAAGACCTGTCAATGGAGAATATAATCCATACACACTAGAGGGTGTATCTAAGAAAGGCAGACGGATAATGAGAGAGATAGAACTGCCCGATGAACTCAGACTTATGGATCTAAGAAGGACAGGTGTAACAGAAATGATTGACAGTGGTGTCCCGATGGGGCAAGTTATGTCTGTAACTGGACATACAAACGTGCAGTCAGTAAAGCCATACATGAAACACACATACGAGAGTGCTAAGAACGCTCTCAATACAAGGAGTAAATACAATGTATAATATATATAACATTATAAATGATATAAATATAGATAATGGTGAAACAAAAAGAATGAACTGTCCTGAGTGTGGTGGATACAAAACCTTCACTGCCACGAACAATATGGGTAGACTGCTTTGGAACTGCTACAAGGCATCGTGTAATATATCAGGATCTAAACCTGTACACATGTCTATCAAGGATATCCGTAATGCCTTCTCCAAGAAAGAGAAAGATAAAGAAATGTTTACCATGCCTGAATACATTGTGCCATACAAGGGGCAGCGTGAGATTACTGGGTTTACATCTAGGTTTGGCATTGACGAGTGGGGGCTACACCACGATGTAAAAGATAACAGGGCTGTGTTTCCGATTGTGCATGATGGTATAGTGGTAGATGCTGTAGGTAGGAGCTTGAGAAATAGTTTACCTAAATGGAAAAAATATGGGAATAGTGGCTTGCCATTCACATCTGGATGTGGTAAGGTCGCTGTAGTTGTTGAGGACTGTGTCAGTGCCGTAGTTGTAGGCAGTGATGTGTATGTTGGGGTTGCTGTGTTAGGCACATCCCTGTCTGATATACACAAGAGGTACTTGTCACAGTTCTCTTCAGCAGTTATAGCTTTAGACCCCGATGCACTAACAAAAGCTATGGAATTTTTTAGAGAATTAAAAAGTATTGTAAATGATGTACGAGTATTACGATTAACCGATGACCTGAAGTACAGACGTCCTAACGACATTGAAAAACTAACAGCAATAGGAGAACAAATAAATGGAAATAGCATTAATACGTAGTCTAATGAAGAAAGACTTCTATGATGAACATAGAGGTATACGTTGTCCCGATAAGTTATTTAGCAAGGATTTACGTAAGATCAAAAACTCTATTGATTATGCCATGCAACGGTACAATAGATCAGTAACACCTGATGAGGTTGAAGCACTGTTCTTGGCTAATAATCCAACAATGACCACAGCACAGAAGCAAGCATACGGTGACTTCTTTGTTCGTATCAAGAAGGAACAACCACTCGGTAATGATGTAGCACAAGAGGTGTTATCCAAGTTGTTTCAGCAGGTTGTGGGTGAAGAGATAGCTAACTTAGGTTTTGATTACGTCAATGGTAGCAAGTCAAGTCTTGAGCCACTACGTAATATGTTAGAGCAGTATGGCGATGACTTCATACCTACACTCAATGTAGAGTGGGCAGATATATCTATGGAGACATTGCTTGCTAAAAATGCTATGGAAGCAAGGTGGACATTCAATATACCAAGTCTTACACGTAAGATTGAGGGTGTAAACGAGGGTCACCTGATAGAGGTTGGAGCTAGACCTAACACAGGTAAAACATCTTTTCATGCATCCATGATAGCAGGACAGAATGGTTTTGCTAGGCAGGGTGCTAAGTGTGTCATCCTCTGTAACGAGGAAGCAGTACATAGAGTTGGTATTAGATATTTAACTGCAAGCACAGGCATGACACAAGAACAGATAGTCAAGAATCCACAGCTTACACAGGAGAAGTATGCTACAGTGCGTCAGAATATAGAGATGATTGATTGCACTGGTCGTGATATGACATGGGTTGAGAGTGTGGCTAAGTCACACAGACCCGATATAGTTGTGCTAGATATGGGCGATAAGTTTGCTAAGACAGCAGGGTTTGCTCGACAAGACGAAGCTCTGAAAGCAAATGCTATCTATGCTCGTATGATAGCCAAGCAGTATGGTTGTGCCATATTTTACATGTCACAGCTATCTGCTGAAGCAGAAGGCAAGGTTGTACTCAACCAAGCCATGATGGAAGGTAGTAGAACAGGTAAAGCTGCAGAAGCAGATCTGATGCTACTACTAGCCAAGAACCCTGACGTTGAAGGTGAGGAAGAACAATCCCCACAGAGACATATCAACGTTGTAAAAAACAAACTGTCTGGTTGGCATGGCAAGATTGTCTGTGAGCTAGACCCATACACAGCGAGGTACTCAGCATGAATAGATTAGAACCAGTAAAAGGTGCGTTTCATAGACGCTTTCAGCCTAGCTCATACAAGGAGAACGATGGCAAGGCTAAACAGATTGTGATTGATTATTTAGAACGTAATGGACATGTAAATATATCATCAGGTGAGAACTACTCTTTTGATATAAGTTCAGAAAAGAATGGACACAGGTATTATTCTGAGGTAGAGATGAAGAACCAGTGGACTGGAGATTGGAATCCCACATGGAAGGAGATACGTATACCACATCGTAAAATAAAACTCGTAAATAAGTTTAGAGAGATGAACGACAAGGATGCTTTCTTTAACTTCTATGTTATAAGGAGGGACTGTGAGTTCGCTTGGAGAATAAAAGACTATCAGATGACGCAAGAATGTATAAAAGAAATATGGCTTGGCAATGTAGGTAGGAAGGAACACTTTTTCCATATACCATACGGAGAAGCTGAGTTAGTAAGTTTGAAGGACAACGTATGAGATTAATATTAGACATAGAAAATAATGTGATCAAGCGTAATGACAAGCTACACCTAGATCCCTTTGAGCCTGAGAATAGTTTAGTTATGGTAGGCATGAAGACAGATAACTGGGAGAGAATAGTTACGTTTGACCATGCATATGCCCCACCTACACCTAACGGTCATGCTATGGTGCAGGAGCAGTTAGATAAAACTACTGTGCTTGTATGTCATAACGTAGCTCACGATTTGATTTGGTTGTGGGAGTCGGGGTTCAAGTATGATGGTGTCGTATTTGATACTATGCTAGGTGAGTATGTGCTACAGCGTGGACAGAAGCAACCACTATCCTTGGAGCAATGTGCTGAACGATACGATCTAGATAATAAAAAGCAGGATACAATGAAGAGTTACTTTCAGCGTGGTATACTTGTATCTGAGATCCCACATCAAGAGTTATCAGACTACCTGCTACACGATATCAGAGCTACATATGACCTATCAAACAAGATACATCAAAGGCTAACCAACGGTGATGCTGATCTTATGGATACAGTTACACATACCAACATGGTTGCCGTGTGCTTGTGTAAGATATATCAACGTGGATTCAGTGTGGACTCCAAGAAACTAGACGAGGTTCGCAAGGAGTTTGAGAAGGAGAAGGTGAGTATATGGAATGATCTCAGCCAACAGGTTCGTGATCTCATGGGTGACAGACCTATCAATCTTAATAGTCCAGAGCAGTTGTCGTGGGTTATCTACAGCCGTAAACCAAAAGACAAATCTATGTGGGCTAATTACTTTGAACCATACATGGACAAGTCATTGTTCAACGGTCTAGTTGATATGCACTCAAACGTTGTATATAAAGTTACAGCCAACACATGTCCAACTTGTAAGGGTCGGGGTAAGATAACCAAAGTAAGAAAGGATGGTACACCTTACAAGAAACCTAACAAGTGTACTACCTGTAACGAATCAGGTTGGGTGTACAAGAACAGACCACAGATGGCAGGGTTACGCTTTACACCACCTAGTCCTAAGTGGGTCAGTGCTAACGGCTTCAGCACAAACAAAGTAAACTTAGAAATATTAGAACATCATGCCAAGCGTACAGGTAATACCAAGGCAGAGTTGTTCCTCAAGAATGTTCGCAGACTGTCTGCTCTAGATACCTATCTCTCTAGTTTTGTTGAGGGTATATCTACCTACACCAAAGCTGACGGTAAGCTACACGTTAGACTACTGCAACATCGCACCTCTACAGGACGCTTCAGTGGTGCAGATCCAAACATGCAGAACATGCCCAGAGGTGGTACGTTTCCTGTAAAGAAGATCTTTGTGTCCCGATGGGAAGGTGGTAAGATACTTGAAGCTGACTTTGCACAGCTAGAGTTTAGAACTGCTGCCTATTTATCACAGGACGAAGTAGCAATGCAGGAGATAAGCGAAGGCTTTGATGTCCACAGCTACACAGCACAGGTCATCACAAACGCAGGGCAACCTACGTCTAGGCAAGAAGCAAAGGCACACACCTTTGCACCTCTGTATGGTGCTACAGGGTTTGGCAGATCTGAAGCAGAAGCTATGTACTACGAGCAGTTTGGTAGAAAGTACAAGGGTGTGTCCGATTGGCACAAGCAGTTAGGCAATGAAGCCGTACAGACAGGTCGTATAAGAATACCGTCTGGTCGTTCATTTGCTTTTCCTGATGTCGCTAGAAAGAACAATGGCACTGTGTCTCACTTCACTCAGATAAAGAACTATCCTGTGCAAGCATTTGCTACAGCAGATATAGTGCCACTAATTCTCATGACTTTTGATAACATGCTCATGAATATGAATAGTTGCATAGTGAACACTGTGCATGATTCAATAGTAATAGATGTTCATCCTGACGAAGTGGATGATGTTCTAAACATAGTAAATAGTATTAATAGTTCAATGAAATCTATCATTGATACACGTTGGGATATAGACTTTAATGTACCTTTGAAATTAGATGCAAAAATAGGTGACAACTGGCTTGACACTAAAGATGTATGATGGTATAACTATAACACTTTTTTAAATTATAAGGAGAATATATATGAATGAAGTAGTATCTATAAATAATAACTTTGATGAGATGGCGAAAGCTATGGGTCTTTCAACTGTAACTGCATCCACCGATGTGGAGAAGAAGTCTGCTAATCAGTTAGCTAGGCTACGGTTGAACCACACACCTATCATGGGATCGACAGAAATAAATGGTAAGTCAGTAAACGTTGAGCAAGTTCCTAGTGGTTCTTACAAGTTGGATGTGCCTGATGATGCCACCTACTACCAGTCTGATATTGAGATCAGACCTTTTATGCAACGCTTTATGTATAAGAGATTTATCAAGGGTAATGACGATACACCCAACAGATATGTCAAGACTATCATGGCTGATAATCTTAACATTGATCTCAAGGATAACGATGGTGGTCACAACTGTGGTAAACCTGCAGGTTATGTCAAGGATTTTGATGCCTTGCCTGACAAGCAGAAAGATCTAATTAGACAGATCAAGCGTGTGCGTGTAGTGTTTGGTTTGGCTAAGTTTGATCGTGCCATGAGAGTTGAAGGTGGGTCAGTTACTGATGCTGATCTAGGTCATGTCCCTTTCATATGGGAGATTGACAACAAGGAAGCTTTCAAGACAGTGGGTACTGTGTTTGATAAGCTTGGCAAGATGAAACGGTATCCTTTAAATCATCTCATGTTTGCTTCATCAGAGGAACGAAAGTTGCCAAATGGTAACAGCTACTATGTTCCTAGCACAAGGCTAGACTTGACCAGTAAGATTGAAACATCTGACAAGGATCAAGAGCTATTCGCCAACCTTCTAGCGTGGGTTACAAACTACAACCAGTACATAATCAACCTTTGGGATGAGAATGTACATACCCACGAGGAAGTGGATGCTGCTGTTGTTGAAAATTTTATTGATATAACCAGTGACAGCGAGAAGGTGCAGTAGCATGAAGCATAGGGCAGAACTACAACTGCACCGATTCTTGGAGAAAGCCACTGACGGTGAAGCCATTATGTCTAGCAAGAATATCAATAAGATATGCAAAGACATAAAGGAAGCCTTACACCGTCAGTTTGGCTCTAAGAATAGCAGGAAAGAGTTCAGGATTAGGATGTCTAACGTAGGCAGACCTACCTGTCAGCTATGGTTTGAGAAGAACCAACCTGAAAAAGCTTTACCTCTTCCCAATAACTTTGTTATGAACATGATGTTGGGGGACATAGTTGAGTCTGTGTTTAAGGGTTTGCTCAGACAGGCAGGTGTTGCTTATGAGGATTCTAAGAAAGTATCTATGGAATTAGCTATTGATTCTAAGGTAGAAGGCACATATGACATAGTTATAGACGATGCTGTTGACGATATTAAATCTGCATCTGATTGGTCATATAGAAATAAGTTTGAATCATTTGATACTCTTGCCAAGGAAGATCCATTTGGTTACGTGGGACAGTTGGCAGGGTATGCACAAGCTCTTAACAAAAGAGCAGGTGGGTGGTGGGTGATAAATAAAGCAAATGGTAGCTTTAAATATGTACCTGCCGATGGTTTAGATTTGACAAAAGAGGTAGATAAACTATCTAATAATTTAGATGTAATAGAGAGTAACGAGTTTAAAAGATGTTTTGAACCAGTAGAAGAAACGTTCAGAGGTAAGCCAACAGGTAATAAGATCTTAGGATCTACATGCTCATTCTGTAGATATAAATATTCTTGTTGGAAAGATCTGCAGGAGCTACCATCTATTATGTCTCAGGCAAAAGAACCGAAGATCGTTTCCTATATAGAGATAGCAAAGGAGAAAATAGCATAGTGTACGGTGGTAGAAAATATAATCTAGCACGAAGATTAGGCTATCGTAGTGGTCTAGAGGTAGGTCTTTCTACTTTTCTTGATTCTCTTAATATAAAATATATTTATGAGGGTATCAAGATAGAGTGGGAAGACTTAGCCTATAGAACATACACCCCTGATTTCTTACTACCTAATGGTATTATAATAGAAACGAAAGGATTATTTACACCTGCAGATAGATACAAACATGTGTGTATACAAAAGCAACATCCTAGTTTAGACATACGATTTGTTTTTACAAGCAGTAGACGGAAGATACAGAAAGGATCTAAGACTTCATATGCTATGTGGTGTGACAAGAATAAATTTCTATTTAGTGACAGAATTATTCCCGAAGCATGGCTAAAGGAGAAAGGAAAAAACAACCACCCAGAGTTAATAAAATTCTCTGGTACAAAATTTATAAGGAGTTATACTAATGACAAATGATTTTAAAGATTTACATATGAACATAAAGGACCAAGACGTAATCATACGGATGCAACCAAGCCTTGATTCCAACGGCAACTGGACAGGAGATGTGCATTTATCTGTAATAGATTCTCCTGCTAATCCATTGTCCGATGATGATTACAATGAGCTAATGTTCTTTGCTCGTATGTGTCTCGTAGGTATTGATCTGGTTAGAAGTGACGTAGATTTTTCTAAGCGTGTATTTAAAATAGTAGAAGATGAGATACATGAAGAGCAAAGAAAAAGACAAAGCTCTTTGAGTGATAAACCTTATGTCCCTGTACCAATTATGTCTAGACATGACAACGTTATTAAGGTAGACTTTAGATCAATGGTCCGTAAATATAATGGGAGTGCATGATATGGCAAAATGGGAAATGAATAATTGTAAGGATAAAGATATGGTAAACAGTCCACCACATTACAACAAGTATGGTGTTGAGTGTATTGAAGCTATCCAGTCAGCTACAGGAGAAGGATATGAATATTATTTGCAGGGTAATATTATTAAATACCTTTGGAGATACCGATATAAGGATGGTGTTCAAGATCTTGAGAAAGCACAGTGGTATCTCAGTAGACTTCTTGAGATAAAGAAGAAAGAAGGTTCAGGGCAACTTGATTTGCTTGAGGGACTGAGTGACTTTAGTGATGGTTGTTAAAGTATACCTCACCCTAGATCTTGATCAGGAAGAATACCCTGTACCTGCTGATGGAGATGTGACTAAGGAACTACAACAAGCAATAGAAGAGTATATCTACGATATTGATGGGTTGAAAATAAAACACTGTAAAATAACTATGGAGAACTGACATGAATGATTATCAAAAATTTATTGCAATATCTAGATACGCTAGATGGATTGATGAAGAAAACAGAAGAGAAACATGGGAAGAGACTGTGCAAAGGTATGTGGATTATATCACTGATAAAGTCAAGGGACATCTACCTAAACAGCAGATCTTTTCTGCTATAAAGAATTTAGATGTTATGCCCTCTATGAGAGCTTTGATGACTGCAGGTCCTGCACTTGAGAGAGATAACACAGCAGGATATAACTGTAGCTATCTGCCTGTTGATGACCCAAAAGCTTTTGATGAAGCTATGTATATATTATTGTGTGGTACAGGTGTGGGGTTCTCTGTTGAAAGACAGTATGTGTCTCAGCTACCAGAGATACCACAGAAGTTAGATCATGTGGACACATGCATACAGGTACAAGATAGTAAAGAAGGATGGGCAAGAGCATTACGTAAGCTGATAGGACACCTGTATATGGGGGAAGTTCCTGTATGGGACATGTCAAAGGTAAGACCTGCAGGTGCTAGACTCAAAGTGTTCGGTGGTAGAGCCAGTGGACCTGCCCCTCTCATTGATCTGTTTAATTTTACTGTAGCTTTGTTCAGACAGAATGAAGGCAAGAAGCTGTCAAGCTACGACTGCCATAATCTAATGTGTAAGGTTGGGGAAGTTGTTGTGTCTGGTGGTGTACGTAGATCTGCCATGATTAGTTTATCTAACCTCTCAGACCAACGCATGAGACATGCCAAGTCAGGCAAGTGGTGGGAGACTGCACCACAGATGGCTCTGTCCAATAACTCTGTTGTGTATACCGACAAGCCTGACGGAGAAACATTCCTACGTGAGTGGACATCTCTTGTAGAGTCTAAGTCAGGAGAGCGTGGTATATTTAATAGAATATCTGCAAAGGAACAAGCAAAGAAGTTTGGCAGGAGAGATGCCGATCATGAGTTTGGTTGTAATCCTTGCAGTGAAATCATACTTAGACCCTACCAGTTCTGCAATCTTACAGAGGTTGTAATACGAGAGAAAGATAAGTTTGAAGATTTGAAGAAGAAGGTTATGCTTGCTACTATACTTGGCACAGCACAGGCTACACTCACTAAGTTCCCATACTTGCGAAAGATATGGCAGAAGAATACTGAAGAGGAGAGACTTCTAGGGGTCAGCCTTACAGGTATTATGGATAATGAATTAACGAATGGAAAGAAACATGGACTTGAAAAGACACTTACATCACTCAGGGAAATTGCCGTTGAAACAAACAAAGAATGGTCAGCCATCTTTGGAATCCCACAAAGCACAGCAATCACCTGTGTCAAACCCAGTGGCACAGTATCACAGCTTGTGGACTCAAGCAGTGGTATCCACCCTCGTCATAGCGATTATTATATTCGTACCGTTAGGGGTGATAATAAAGATCCTCTTACTAACTTCATGAAAGATAGTGGCATACCAAGTGAAGCTGACTTCATGAAGCCTGATACACAGACAGTATTCAGCTTCCCAATGAAGTCACCAAAGAAGTCTGTAGTCAGAAATGACATGACAGCTATCCAACAGCTAGAGATGTGGCTTCTCTATCAGCGACATTGGTGTGAGCATAAACCCTCTGTGACTGTATCAGTGCGTGATGAAGAGTGGATGGATGTGGGTGCGTTTGTATTCAAACACTTTGACGAGATGTCAGGTGTTTCTTTCTTACCACACTCCGATCATACTTATCAGCAAGCACCATATCAGGACTGTACAGAAGCTGTATACAATGATTTTAGCAGTAAGTTCAGTCATATTGATTGGAATAAATTTACGGATTACGAGAAAGAGGATAACACTAACTCTTCTCAGACTTTTGCCTGTTCAGGTGACAGTTGTGAGATAGTGGACATAGGAGCTTAATATGAGACACTTATCTAGAAAAGAGAGAGGTTTGGGTAAACATGATGCACCACTGAAGATACAGTGGATGAAAGGTTACGATGCATTTGTTTATGGAAAGATTCGCAACCCCTATAGTTCCGACACTATGCTACATAGAGAGTGGGAACGTGGCTTTAACACAGCCTATTACGATAATATACATAGAGGTAGAGATGGAATTAGAAAAAGAAGCAAAAGCTTTCATGGACAGAAAAGAAATCAACAAAGACCATGATACTATTAAGGTTCTTACGCAGGTTTGCAACGAGCTAAAGAAGTTACTGGCTCAAGTGCATGATCACATGGAGAAGATGAAGAAGCGTTATTGACCTGCTATGTATTTACCAATGGCAGTTAGGTTATTTAAATCTCTTTGTTTTTCTCTAGCTTTCACCCTATCCTTCTGCTCCTGTGTGTATGTATCATAGTTTTGATATCGAGATCTAAAGTAGTCTTTAGTAAAGGCAAACGGAAATCTGTCATACCTTCCTTTAAATTTATAATAGGCTTGTGTTTTTACATTTGTAGGTAGCCTTCTATACTCTCTCTGTAAAAACAAGTCTATTCTTTTACTCTTGTCATCAATAACAGACAGATTTCTAGGATCTCCTCTTAGGCTATCTACTTGCTTTATTACTTGATCTTTTATTCGCATGTTTACAAATTTCTTTTTGCTGATACCCCCAAAGAATCCTGAGGACAACTCATCCCTTCTGCTTTCATACTCTCTACCTGCAATGTCAGCATATCTTTCTGCTACTGCCAGTACCTTATCTAAGTTTTCTCTTATAATTTTGTTCTCATAATTTTTTATTGTAGGTATCTTTGATTTACTTTGTAGATCCCACTTGGTCAGACCCAAAGATATAAGTTTTTTACCTACATCACTTTCTTCACTATACATATTTATACCAGTAAGAACTTTGTATAAAGATCCTTTACGTTCTTTTGTCTCTTGGAATATATCTTCTTTTACAGGTAACTCTTCTTCATTAACTAATATACCTGTTGGGTCTAGTCTTCTAAAAGGTTTTGTAAATGCTTCTAAAGCAGTGCTACCCAAATTTAAAATTTCAGGATCTTTAGAAGTCTCTTTATAGACTGTACCTCTAGCTTCTAAAGCTCTTTGTGCATCTATAACTTGGTTCATAGGCACTGCCCAAGATGCAAGGTATTCTGAAAAAGCAGCCACACCTGCATCAGTAAGTCTTTCTCCCTGTGTTACATCTTGTTCTGTAAGTAGTTTTGCAAACTCATCTACAAAATTACCTGCTACACCAGTTCTAAAATTAGAACCTGCAAATGTTTCAAGAGCTTCTCTTAGAGGGAATGTTTCAAAGAAAGCTTCTTTTGCTGCAGCTCCTTCACCTACATCATATGTAGCTCTCCAAAACTCTCTGCCTATTTTACCCAAGAACATAAACTGTCGTAATGGAAACAGAGGAGTAGTATCTATCATAGTGCCATCATCTAGCTTCAATAGTTTATAATCCTCTCCCTCTTCTTTCTGAGTCTGCAAATAGGTTGCTGCCATTATAGCAGAGCCACCTGTTAAGTTACGAGATATCATTCTGTAGTCACGTTGAGTAAGACCACCCTTTTGCCCACCCAAAGACTCAGGTATCATTCTTCTGATAGGGACTATCAAAGCACCTGCAGAGTTCTCAGCCATGAGTTCCATACTCTTGAACATAAACCGTGGGAAAGGAACAAACACAGTAAGATTATTATTTACAATAAAAGATGCTATGGATTTATTTAGTGGCACTTCTGGTGCAGAGGAATAAGTTAGATCTAAAGCTCTCTCTGTTGCTTCTGCAAATAATTCTATAGCTGACACCCCACCATCTTCTTGATCTAGTGTCTTATTTAAATCCTTGGCATCACGCAACAGATCTTTTAATCTACCGTTCTCCAACTCCTCAATTAAATCTACACCCATCTTCTGTCTAAACAGTCTTCGGGCTTCTCCTAAGAATGTTGCTCTTCTCAACAAGAAGTCTTGCCATCTGTTAGGTGCATTCAAGGCTAGTGTAAAGTCTTCCATCTTAGATAGAACTTTGTCTGTAGCAGTGCCTGATCCTCTACCTGTTGATACCTGTATCTCATTGATCGTATTAAACATTTGATTGTTAAACTTTTGTAACTCAGGTTGATTTAATAGTATATCAGTAAAGCCTTTTGCAAGCTCTCTGTCAGAGTATATGTACCGTAGGTTAGCAAAGCTGTCTTGCCATGTTGTTCTTTGAAATACTCTATTGTTTGCAAAAAACTTGCCTTGTGCTATGTCTTGTAACCCAACTTCTATTATATTATTTAGAGACTCTACAGGAGATCTTATTAGCCCTGACTCTAGGTTTCTTGCAGCAGTTGCTATCTGTGATACAAGAAGACCTCGTCTTATATTTTCTACTCGTCTAAAGTATGTACCAAACCAACCCTGTCTCTTTATCATATTATCTTGTCGTTGTTTTTGTGTTTTTGGTTTTAGTCTTTTTGACAAAGTGGAATATTTCTGTAGAGTTCTACCTGCTTCTGATGCAGATCCTAGATGTGCTGTTACAAAATCTTCAAAGGACATACCTGCCTTGTCTAAAGCTTGCCATAAGGGATGGTCTTTTGCTATAGTCAATTCATTCATTGTAGATAAACGGAATATGTTTTCCATAACGGACTGGTTATTTTTCCATTTATTAGGATAGGCATTCTTTAACTCAACAGCCACAGTTGTAAGAGCTTCTATATTTTCTGTGTCTAACACCCTTGTAGACAGAGCATCTAGTTCGTCTGCTGTAATGTTACCTATCTGATCAGGGTCAAGTATGTAATCAATAGAACCCTCACCCATCTCATAACCTTCTATGGTAGATCTGGCTGCTATCTGTCCTGAAAGTGAATACTTTTGTTTTTCTTCTTTAGCTGTAAGAATTTGTTTTCTTAGTCTAGTAATTTTATCTTTGTCTATTACTAATTTATTGTTCTCCATATTAGAGATTGTGAAGAATCCATCGTCCCCTCTTTTCAAACCGTTATTTTTATTTATGGATAGGTTCTCCTCAAACTCACGGACAAGATTATTGTAGTAGCCTACGTTCTTATTTACAACTTGCTCGTTGTTCATTCTTTGCATGTTAGTTCTGTTTGCTGTGGCATTCTGTGCCTTCTCTATTCTTTTTCTAGCTTGTGACACAGTGTCATCTTTTAACTTCCAAGTTTTAGCTTGCTCAACACCTTTTTCTACATCAATACTTTCTATCTCTTCCATAGCATCGTCTATCTCTTTGTTAGTTTCATCAGATATTGTGCCAGTTTTTACTTTTTCTTTTATGGCTTTTTCTTTGCCTTTAACTAATTTTACTACACTCCCAATGCCTTTATACAATTCACTGTCTAGTAAAGCTCCTGTAAATATACCTTCTACTGCTCCTAATGCTCTTCTAACCCATACTTCATCATTTGTGTCATCCCAACCAGACTGAGTAAGAGCTTCAGGTATATTAAGTCCTGCAAGTTTTAACATATCTCCAAGACCTTCATCGTCTTTACCAAAAATAATATATCCTGTTAAGGCTTCTCCAGACAGCATATTTTTAAATCTGTCTTTAGAAAAAAACTTATTTGCTTTTGTTATTTTAAAAGTTTTTTCTATTCCTTTTAGTCCTGTTAAAAATCTAGATGCTTCAAAAGTAAACCCTGCAGTTCCTGTTTCGTACTCCTCTGGAAATACTTCTTGTGATTTATCAAAAGCATTAGCTAGTGCATGAAATGTGTGACCTCTTTTATTTTCCTCTTTGTAATATTTTTTTAATTCTTCTGTTCTCCAAGGAGCTACCCACTGTGGCAATACATCTGTAAACTCCCATTTATTATCTCCATCACCACCCCAAGTCCACACTCCAAAAAGTTTATAACTAGCCTGATCTAAATCTCCTAAAAACTCCATGATATTTGATGCAGCTGCGGTCATGCCTTTTGGTATAGATGACCACTCTCTTGGTGACGTAGCAAAATTAGCCATATCTGGTGGTGCATACTTGGCTGTATACTTTACACCATCAACACCTAAATCTAACAGGCTACGATTTTTATCTACGTCAACCTCTACATTAGGAACTTGATCGTTATCAGTTAAATGTTCATTTGTGCTATTTTGGGAAGTATCTTTGATGTGACTAGAGTTCTGATTAGAGGGAGCTTCCTCATCAGCACCCATATTGTAATCCATTTTAAAGTCTTCGTCATCATCATCTACAACATTAGTATTTGTGTCTGTCTGTTCTTTAGTGTCCAGACCCCCTATGTTGTAATCCATTTTGAAATCTTCTTCATCCATGTGTTATATACCTATTTACCCGGACCATCTATGGTAAACCTAGAACTTTGTTTGTAAAAAAACATTCCGTATGGATTATATTCTGCAATCCATTGTTTTTCAGTGTAGTTATCACCATGTATTTGTTTGGCTTTGGCTCTAGCCGCAGCTTCATCCGTTGCCTTTGCAGGATTAATACCCTTTAATATTTTATACGTAGGTGTTGCTTCTGCATCATATTGAATCGCTATAACTTTTCCAATTTTATCATTATGAATATCTTTATTTTCTGGATCATAAGTTTTTGTTATAACTCTAATTGCATCTGTTCCTGTAATGTCCATTGCTTTGGATTCTGAAATCATTTGCTCCATTAAACTATTTTTTCTTGATACGACTGTGTTCATCTGTATTAAAGCAGCATTAAAAAGTGTTACACCACTAACACCTTCTCTTTGTCCCTCTTTATAGACGCTATATATACCCCCCTGTGGATCACCCATTTCTGTTATGACTCTGTTAAAGGCATCTATATATCTATTTCTATCACCCTCCATAGTTAAAAAAGTTCCTGCTTCAAGTCCTAGTTTCATATTAGAATCAGGTATAGCTGAGTCTAATAAAGAGTTAACATCTCTTCTTACAACATTCTTAGCAGAAGCAGAATCTCCTGCTGTCTCTTGGTTTATAGCCATATCTCTTTTATTCCTTAATATAGTTTTTCTCCAAGCTCTAAGATTTTCTAATTCTTTATTAAGCTCTAACGCAGGGCTATTATCTTGTTCTGCTAATGAAATGTTATCCATGACTCTTGCTATTTCTACGTTAACTTCATCATAGGACAGATTATATATAGAATAGTCTTTTTCATAATCTTTTATTACACCACCTATTTGTGGTCGAACAAATGCTGCGTTTGGATCATCGCCAACCCTTCTCTTTATCATTGTTTCTATGGTGTTATTTAAATTTATAGCACCATAATTTTCTTGAGTAAACAACTCCCCTGTCTCATCGTTTATAGGATAGCTCAGATCTAAGTAAGATTTAAATGGCACTCTTTTTTCTTTGGCAAATTCTTTTAATTCTTTTAACTGTTCTATACCTGCACCACCCATTCCCATCCATGCTTGCACATAAGGTAAAGAGTCAGGACCTGATCCAAATAATGCTTTTAGTCCTTGCTCTGTTTCTCTAAGGCTCTTTCTTTCATCGTCCATAAGCCTACGAGTGTATAGCTTTTCAGAGTGAGCAAAAGATGCAGCCTGACGTAGCTGTGCTGCCTTTTCTCTTTTTGCTTCCATCTTTTCTTCTTGCTCTCTATCAATAGCCTTCTGAAAAGCTGATGCCATACCACCTGCAAATCCACCTAAACTCATTGTGCGTTACTCCTTCTTGCCATCAATCCTTTTAATTCTTCTTCGGGTTCTACCTCTTCAACTTTTTCTACAGGTACATCAGCCACAGGTTCATCTGATAAATTTATGTCACCTTTCTTATTAGCTAAAGCTATACTTGCTCTGTCTTTCATGTCATCTTGCCCTGTACCCACTACGTAACTTACCTCGTTTGCTTCACCTATATTTTTCATTAGCTCTACAAGTATAGGGGCAGCAAGAACTCCTATATCTATGCTGTGCTTGCCTTCCATTACAGAAGCAGTTTGTATTGAGTTAGCAATAGTAGTCAAAGGTATACCAAGCTCCATGATGGTCAACAGCTTCTTTACAAATCCTCTGTCTGTCATCTTTGGAACGTAGTATTCTAGTGCTTCTTCTACGGTATCGTATTGTGGTGGTTGTTGCCAAGGTCTACCACCCAGAGGTGCAGTTAAGCTTTGTCCGGGAATCGGGGCATCAACTTGTGGTTCAGGTTTTCTCATTGTTTTTGTTCTCTTCTATTACATCTCTTATGGTTTGTACATACATGGCTATGGTTGCCTTGTCCTCGTCCATATTATTTTGCATAGATGGGGTTCTCTTAGAAAGCATACCTGTTCTTTTAGTTTCCATTTTTACAGGTTTTCTTTTTAGCATTGCTTCAACACCTTGCATAGCATCAGCAACAGGGTTTGTTGGGTTATAAGTCATATTATGTTCCTCCTAGACCAAACAAAGATCCAACGACACTATCTTTACCTGCACTCAAGAATGTACCAATTAGGCTACCAAAACCAAAGGATGAGTCATAGTCATTTTTCATCTCACCTAGTTCTCTGTTTGTGTCAGCATTCAACTGTGCAATAGCCATCTTTACAACACGTTCTCTTTCGTTCTCTGTGCTTTCCCAAGCCATGTCCATAATATCACCATAATACTGCCATAAATTATTATAGGCACTATTAGATATATTTAGCAAGGCAGTAGCATTTAGTTCGTTAGCTCTATTTAAGGCTGTAGTATCGGCTGTGGCTATCTCTCTCCTCCACTGTGCATTGTTCTGATCTATTATAAGTCTATTCTTTGCATTGAATTGATCACGTTGATTCTGCATTTCTGAGTTAAACTTAGACAGTGCATTAGATTCACCTGCGTTGAATTGTGCATGTGCATTAGCTTGTGATGCATTGAACTGTGATGTCTGTGTAGATAGCTGTGCAAAGAACTGATCCACTTGATTCTGACTTGTAGCATTAAACTGTCTTGCTGCATTTTCTGCAGCCTGATCAGTGAACAAAGATTGTATTACCTGCTGTCCTCTAAACATTTCTACCTGTTGTTTATTAGACATGTTAGCCATATCTCTTTGTAGGAATGACTGTGCATTCATTACCGCTGCCTGTTGTCTATTATTTAAGTTAGACATATCTAAGTTAGCCAAAGCACTTGCTTCTGCCATGACTAATGCTTGTCTATTTGTAAGATTGTTGAGGTTCATGGTGTTAGCCATACGACTATTCTCTAATGCTATCTGTTGATCTGCATTAAAGTTCATGTTGGCTATGTCAGCAATACGAGATGCATTCTGCACTCTTGCTTGAAATCCTTGATCAAACTCCATGCCCATAAAGGTAGCACGTTGTTGGGCAGCAAGCATTGCTCTTTGCTGTCTGTTAGATAAGTTTTGTGCTTCAAACGATGCTATGGTTTGAGCATCTGCCTGTGCTATTGGCAGGGCTGATTCCATTGCTGCCTGTACAAGAGCTTGTCCTGCCATGCTAGATGCACCTAATCCTCGCTGTGCCATCATAGCTTGCACACCTCTTAAAGCCCCTGCTGCCCAAGCAGGTGGGTTAGTAGCATCAAAGTTAGCTGTAAGATTAGCTAACTGTCCTTGTACGGTAGCTTGTGTTGATGGGGTAGCTTCTGCAGCTTGTATCTGTTCTGTAAACTTAGATGCTTTCTCTGCATTTGCTACTTCAGATATAATCTCTCCATCTTGTATCTGTCTTTGTACAGGATTCTCTAGCTTTATAGCTGTGCCTTGGGCTGCATTTAAATCAGATACACTTGATTTAGTAGCTTCGGCTGCATTTACTTTTGCTCTAGGATCTGTAGGATCTACCTGTGATGCCGTTATAGCACTCGCTGTAGCCTGAACCTCATCTGATTTTGTATCAGCTTCAAACTTAGTTATATCTTTTTGAGGTGCAGTTGTAGCTGTAGTGGTTGTAGCTCCTACCCCACCTGCCATAGGTGTAGTTCCTAACTGAGAACCTGTAGGATCTATAAGCTGATCGGGTGACTGAGGTACACCAACAGGAGCAACAACAGCTTGTGTAGGAAGTTTAGGATCAGTAACTCTTTTAGATGTTATCTCTCCTATAGATCCACCTGTCTGCATCTTTTTAATATAACCACCCTCTGCCATCTGTTTAGCAGCATCTTGATAACGCATCATCTCTGTTTGTCTATCAGGGTTGTCTTCTAAAAACTTTTGAAAATCTTTTATGTTGCCTTGAAATCCCATAGCATTGGCTATCTTTTCCATGCCTGATGGCTTAAATCCTTGAAACTGAATCATTTGCTCTCTCTACTTAATACCCTATCTAGTTTATCTTCTAGTCTATGTAATGCTTCCATCACTCCATGCATCTCCTGCTTTACCTCTGCTCTTGATGCATACTCTTCTCTCGTTTTATTCAGGAGTATGTCTATGCGTTTCAACTCAATCATTACATTACGAAATGTCCATATAGCAGGTGCTATCACAAGGGTTAGAATTAAATTCCAAAACATTACTGGGTCTATTTCCATATTACTTAAAACTCTTATTCATTGAATCTAAAACACTATCTATGTTAGGTGGCTGACCATTTGGGTCATACTTGCAACGGTACTCATTTGGGCAGTTCCCCTCTACCACTAGCGTGTATGTATCGTTTGCCCCTTTGTACAGACAGACCTGCTGTCCGTTCTTTGCTTGCACTCTTTTGTATCTACGGCATGTGATGTGCTTTGGGTCTTCACGTTTGCCTTTCCGTATTTCCTGCTCCCATGTCCAGTCACTGAACCTTTTGAGAAAGCAGGTGTAGCAGTTCTTAATGTTGTCAGATTGTGCTAGGTGTATTATACCACTGTTGTCTGCACAAAGCCACTCAAACGTGTACTGACCACCATCTTTTCTTACGCAGTTACCACCAACCTCTGTCGAACCCCATAAGACCGTATATAACAGTACCCAGAATACTAAAGCCAACAACCAGAACCACTGCCACAGCGACATATGTTATAACCTTTTCTCTGAACACTTGCTTGTCATATACTTCTTTCTGTCTTCTCTTGCGTATCTGCCCTTCCATTGCAAGCAAATCGTCCCATGACTTACTTCCGTGGGTAAACATCAAAAACTGTTTTAGCTCATAGCGTTGCTCTTCTAGCTTCTTTTTAGCAGTAAACGCTTCAATGGCTTCCTGTTCTATACTGCCACCACCAAACATCTTACGAACCATTGATGGGTTCTTGGCTGACTTGTGTGCGTTGTCTACATCACTGACTGCTCCCATCCACCGTGACAAGTCCTGCGACATTGCTTCTAAGTCTCGTCCTGCTGCAAATGCCCTCTTGATTCCGTTGAAGGCTGTGCTTGCAGTTGCGACTGCAGCAGATATGGTGATTGGGTCAAACACTACTCAGCGTCCTTGATAGTCAGTGTGCCTTCCTTTACTTGTTGCATTATCTCTGCGTATTGTCTGTTAGCAGGGTCTAGTGGTACAGAATACCAAGCTCCGTTTATTTTTGCTTGATAATTAATTACGGTAGAGCCATCTTTTGCATAATCTTTTATAACTTCTTCAATCATTTTAACTCCTATAATTCTGCATCTACTATTATATTAAAATCATTCTCAAGTCCATCAGCTTCACCTATGCTTGTAGATGATGTTGATGAACCACTTGTTGAACGTGTTCCTGTAGAAAACACAAAAGTATGATTTGTATCTCCTGTATCAATACCTATAGAAACATTAGCAATAGTTGGAGCAGCTCTTTTTTCAGTTTTATAAAAATATGGTCCTATTGTTTTTCTACCTGCAATATCTTGCCCAACTGCTACAGGACCAGACATACTATTTGTTGATGCAACAACACTTAATATTTCATGATACCTCTGACACTTAGTCAATGTCCTCTCAAAAGGCTCATGCTCAAAGCTCGTTGCGTTCTGCCCTACTTCTAACTGAACACCTGTGATGAAGAAGGTGTTGTCTGTGCTTGAAAAGAAACTACTTCCACCTACGGCTCTGTTAGCGTCTGTCTTACTACTCCAAGTTGTACCCAATGTGCCACTTGTAAAATCAGAACCTGCGTGTAACCAAATATTCAACATCAGAGAAAGCCCATTGTCATCAGCAAATGCTCCTGTTGTGTCCGTAGGAAAACTTAGTTCAACTCTTGCCCAATCTGTTGTAACACTAAATGATTTTGACACTACTCTAGTATTATCTAAATCAAATAATTCAGCCACGTAAGTAGCACTGGCATTGCCTTTTACATAAAAACTTAATGCATATGGTTTTGCACTAGATGTACCTTTTGCAAACATCTGTAGATTTTGTCCTTCTATCCTATGTTGCAAAGTTGTCTGCTCTCCTGAAGCAATAGAGGTATCTGCTGTAGTACAATCTAGTTTTAAACTATTAGCAAAACCCTCTGGTGCAGAGCTATCCTGTGTCATGGTCAAACGTCCTGCTGTGCTAGCAAAATCAAGATGCCACCTATCACAAGTATAATATCCATCTGTAGCACCCAATCCTGTGCTTGACGTTCCTCTCTGTGCCACGTTCATTGCACCATTGATGATGACATTCCTGTTTACTCCACCACCCCCTGCGTTGATGTTGCCTATAAGGTTTGCTAATTCTGCTGCTTTGCTCATGCTAAATCTCCGTGTACTGTCATT